TTACTTCCGGACAGCACGGGTGTGAATCTCCACCCGTTTGTCATCAAGGATGCGTTGCATGGCTTTCCAGATAGGCATCTCTTCGACACCCGCAATCTTCAAAGCTTCTACAATCATGGTGTTCTCCACGAACCGGAGGTATTCCTCTTCAGGAACCGGGATGCGCCTGTCTTCCTGCATTTTAAGTCTCGCCATAAGGGATTTTATTTTTGGAGTGGATAAAGGGAGGACTTCCTATTTTCACAAACCGGATGCCCCTGGGTTAAAACAAACAAATATAAATTCTTCTAACTTCTTCTGTACTTGATAATTTCGATAGCTTATTTCCTCCCGAAATCGGCGGGAATTTCTCCCCATTCATCACTTTTCCAATGAATAATCCGTACGGTATCCACCTGGGAGGACATGACTTTAAGGAAACATTCGGCACGGAATAACTCCGTTACGGGCTTTTTGGAGGCTGTCTTTTTGTTATGGAACCAGATGATAGCTGTCATGCTGTCAGTATAGACGACTCTGGGATGATAATCATTCTCCAATATGTATTTCACGGCTGCCACCACTCCCAGAAACTCACCGGCATTGACGGTCTTGTTGCCCAGAGAGCGGTAGAACAGTTCTTTGCCCGTTTTCAGGTCGATGGCCCGGTATTCGGTCAGTCCGTTTTTGGAAGAATGTGCGCAATCTGTGGCAATCCCTTCAGTGGGACGGCTACCGGATGTCATAGCCATCTTCCCGCATCTGCCGGACCAGTTCGTCGGCACGGTCGATGAAGTCTGAGATAACACCTTCCTGATTGGCTATGTCATTCCGTTTGTGGAGAATCTCCAGTACGCCTTCTTTAGTGCGGCTGGAGGATGTCTTGCCATTCAGGGGGTCGAAATAAATGGTCTTATAGTTTTTCTTGCCGCCGAAATTGATGACCACGCGATATTCTTTCTTAGGCACGATAAGCGATTCGATGGTGACGTCGGACAATATCTGGGTGGCGGAAATCACCACATACCCGTTTTTCCCCTTGTGCATGGGCTTGAGTTCTACTTCATACAGGGTATTGGGAAGGATGTTCCCTTTGAGTTCTTCGGCAAGAATACAAATTCTTTTTCCATAAACGGAGTCCTCGCGGACACCTTTTAGTTTGTTGTCTTTTGTCTTGGATACAAACCCGATTAATTCATTTGTCTTTTCGGACTTAACAAACTTCAGCTGTGTTTTTTCAATCATTATTTCCTATTTCATAGGTTCCATCTATTTTCTTTCAATTTACAATCTGTATTCTTTCAATTCACTTGTTTGAGAAACAAAATTAGGGCTTTGAAACCGGTTTACCAAATAATCAGGGAGATTATTTTCCGGCTCCAAAGCCCTATATAGATAGGTATTTAACGGCTATTAACGCAGTCTTTGAGACTTTGAGAAGTGGGCGAAACGCTCGTCCGTTTCGGACGTGTCGAACGGAAATTCACACTTCCAGTAACGGTAAATCCTTTCTTTCGGTAAAGTTCTGTAATATACGTCGTTATGGTCTATCCACTGTACGCCCTGTTCGGTGTTCAAATCTATATATGTGGGGCTATCCGGAATTTTGGGGTTGGGACCGGCATACAAGTTGCACTTGTCGTGACCTTCCACAAATATACAGTGAATTTTTATCGCGGGGTCCACGTCATACTTGCGGGCGAAGGCGGCAAAGTCATAAATATCCGTCTCATACAGGCTTCCGCCGAAATGTTCGGGGGCTTCTTTTTGCAGACGTTCCATGGCTTCTTGTATAGGCTTGCGGGATTCTATCTCTTTCAGCCGGGCCGGAGTGACGGCTTTGCTTGTAACATAAGCCACGCGGAAACCTTCGCCGGTGCTATCGGTGACGTGGAGGTTGCATAGGTGTTCCACTTTCTTCCAGGCGTTGTCTATCGGGTCGGTGGTGTCGGTGCAATCCTTGATACAGATGATAGTGACACCCAAAACTACCATGATGGGTACGAAAAACCTTGCTATAAGGATGATCCATACCTGGGCGTTGTCGTTATTCTTCGGGCTCATAGATTTTGAGTATGTGAGTGCCGTCCTCACCGCGTGTCTCGTTGGTACAGGTGGCATACCCTTGAGCGGTCAGTCTTTTGCGGTAACTTTCCAGCTCACTGGCCGGGAAGCGCGTAACATGAATGATTGTCCCGTTCTCTTCGAGGTAAAGTTCCTGCGGGATTTCCAGTGCCTTGGAGACAAGGGCGGAGTCTTCCAGGAAACATTCGTAATTACCGGCTACATGGAAAAGTACTATTGCGTCTTCTCCGAATCGTTCTTTCATTACGCTAACGATATGATGGATATAGTCAGCGTTAATCAGTTCATTGTCTTTCATTTCTTCTTTCCTTAATCTAACTTTTATCTTGTTATTATTTAGTTTATTCAACGTTTATCCGCTTGACAAGGCATTGGTCGCACAGTCCACCGTAACGGGTGAACTTATACTTGCTGACGGGATTGCCACAACAAGTGCAGGCGAATTTCTTATTGGCTTCTTTCTTATATACAATCAATTCAATGGCACTCAGGGATAATCCGTAGGCATCCGCCAAAGCACGGGCGATGTGCCCGCCATGATGCAAACCCTGTTTTTTAATCTCCTGATACTCGCTTCGGATAATAACCGCGCGGCAGGAGGATGTGTCCAGTATGTCGTGTTCGGACAGCTTTTCTATGATTTCGCTGTCTAATTGCAAAATGCGGGATAGTTTCTCTTTTTCCCGGTTGGTCAATGTCTTTTTCATACAGTAAAGGTGGTTTGGAATATATATAGGGAACAGGATTCGCCATATATATAGTCGGTTGGTTAATAAATAACTGTAAATTAGCCTATTGACACCACTCTGCCATGATACGTCCAAAGACAAGGCAAATATACGGCTTTCCGGGCAATTTACAGGCAAGAAAACAGGCGAAAAGAGGGTGGATTTTCAGGTCTTTCATACCGGTTCTCCGGAAGGATTAGGGACGGCGACGGAAAATAAGGTTTAGATAAAGGCGATAGAATTATCCGCCGGATTCATAGGCGGCTTTTACCCAATCGCGTATTTGGCGGGTGTATCCACAAATGCCTTCCCAAGTGAGGATGGCATCGAGCAATTCGTAGCTACTCATTTTGTCCACTTCTTCACGAGTGAACTCTTCCGTGTCAATCAGTTCTTGCTTTAGTTCTTCTTTAGTCATGATGTTTTGCTTTTAAGTTTCTTGTTTCAGACGTTAGGTTTTTCTTTTTACAGTGAATAATCAAGTTGCCGCAATCCGGACAATAAACGTCGTTTTCACGGTCGCAAAAGATAGCTCTCCATTCCTTGCAATGCTTGCAATCGGTTGATGTGTCATTGTCCATTATAAACTCCTTATTTACAAGGACCGTTTCATCCCAATCAGCGGCATCGGCAAGCCCCATGGAATAAGCATCATATTCTCCCTGAGTCTTAAATATTTTTTCTTCTTCAGTGCCGCCATGGTCTTCAAACCATTTTGCTGAAGGGACTTCGCCATATTCATCGTATTCCCTGACGGCTGAACCGCCACAAATTACTGTTGCTTTTATCATTTCGTTTTATGCCATTAGTGGTTTAAATCAAGAGAAATTGTTATATTTTTCTCAACGTATTAATCAGTTCCTTGAATTCTTCTATTTTATGTCCGGGAAAAACAAATATTTTATCCGCTTTAAGCATTAATATTGGTATAGTGCAAATGTGCATATCACAATACAGCATCTTAATTCCTCCTTCAATCACCGCAACCAGGAAAAGAGGTGCGGTCAAAAACTCCCTTTCGTTTTCGGGTTGGAATGGATTGGGTGTTATCTGTAAGTGGTGAATCGCCAACAAGCATAGTTTAACGTCAAAGGTGGCAAGCAGCGATTGAACAGAATTCAGGATATGATCCGGGGCAGTTATACTGCCATCACCGGAATGAATGAGCTTTATTTCTATCTGTTGCATGATGATTGTATATTGTATGTTTTTTATATTTTATTTTGTCCCCTGTACTTTGCGGTTCCACTCACTGACATCGTGGGCAAAATCATCGAAAGAGACAGGGATTGCCTCTTTGGGGAAATACTTTGTCAGGGTATCACTGAGCGCTTCTTCTGTTTTACTACTTTCATCCAGTTCTAACCATGCGGCGCTGACTTCGATAGCATCCCGGCTGAATTTATCCAGGGCGTCATACAAGCGGCGAGTTTTCTGATTTTCTCTGGGGATGTCCTCAACCTGAAAGCAACAATAGGCTTTTTTCATACTTTCGTATACAATGTCGCTTGCCGAATCGTAATTCTCCGCTTCTACCAATATGTGTTTGGTGCCCCGCTGTTCATAGTCTTTACCGAGGATAAAGGCACGCATGATGAAGGAGACTTTGAAAAGGTATTTCTTCATAAGTTTTATTCGTCGTTAATGGGTTCTTCAAATGTATCAAGCATATTTTCGTGTAATTTACACAGCCAGTCAAGGTTTTGACAGCCTAAGTCATGGCTATATAAGGTAGCGGTGAAACCGGTATCTTCATCTTCTACATCCAGGCAGATACCGTTCTTATCCAGAGATACTTTTCTGACCGGAGAATCGTATGCGTTCCCTTCATTGTCAAACCAAACAACATAGCACAAATTATCCAGTTCGTCGGACAACTCCAGTTCTTCAAGTTCATGTTCTTTCAGGAGATTGACAATACTGTTCACAATCTCCGTGCGTAAATAATTTACTTTGCTTTGGTAATTTTCCATATACTTATTATTGGTTTTAAAATGTAATATGCTGGTAGATGCTGTTGATTTCGTCTTTCTCCAGTCCGATATATCGTTTCGTTGTCGCAATACTTGAATGTACCAATATGGTGTTCAGGTATAGCAACGCTTCAGCGCTTTTGCCGCAGTACTCATACACATATCTGCCGAACGTTTTCCGGAAAGAATGTGTCGAAAAATGTTTGATCGTTAATCCGTACTTTCTTTTGAATCCTTTCAGCAGGTCGTTGATGTGTTCCAAGGAATAGATTCTTTTTCGCTGATAATTGTAAATGAGCGGCATTTTTTTATCAGGTTTTCCCAGTAGGTCATACAGTTCTTCCAGTTTCTCTCTGACAGAGGTGTTCAGTGGAATACTCCGTGTCTTTTTGGTCTTTTGCTCTATCTTCACCAGCTCATCCGTATCCAGAATATCAATCCAACGTAGTGTTAAAACATCGGATGCTCGCAGGGCGGTGCAGAACGCCACCCGGCAATAGAGTTCCCAGACGTATTGCTTGTCTTTTCTCAGGCAATCACACAGGCGGTTGAACTCGTCAATCGGCAGGTAGTCTGAGGTAGTGAGTTGTCCTTTGATACGTGTCATATTATAATTTTTATAGTTTTCATTTGATAGCCTGCTTCTCTAATTCCAGCACTTCTTTGACAGCATGTTCCTGCCGGCGGTGTTGCCAGAAGTTCCAGAGGGCGGATTCTTCTTTGGGTATTTCACGGACCGAAGGCAAGCCGCATTTGCCCAGATGTTCGTTCACGAGCCAGCCATCGGAATAGCTTTCCGGTAAGAGACTGTTGTGACAGATGACTTCGCCGTGGCAGCCGTGGATGATGAAGTTACAAACAGTCATCATGCAGCAGGTATGGTCAATGTCTTCCGCCACCAGATAACTTTGGGGGTGTTCGGCATGTGCGGATAGCAAGGTGCGCCCGCTGCCGCACGTAGGGTCTGAAATCATACCGTTCTCACCGGCAGCCTTACCCATAATCATTGTCATCAACTCGCATACTTCGTCCGGGGTAAAGTTTTGTCCCAGACTTCTCGTGCGGCTGCTACTGCCAGCAATGGACATGTAAAGGTCGCCGAATACATCATACCACCCTTGTATGGCTATTTGTCTTTTCATTATCAATATCCAGTGGCAGAGTATCTTCCAGAACACGATGTTGTGTTCCTTTTTATAACGCCATGGTTTCAGGGGTTCGGCTTTCCAGGTGAAGTACCCGATGATGTATCTTAGCATGTCATTGAAGACTTCCGTCATGTCATAGCCATTGGTGTACGCGAATTGTCTCAATATCTTTTCGATCTCCCGGACTTCAGGGGGAGCTTCGTAATGGTTGTTCATAAGCAATGGGATATAAAAAAAGCGGTGGAGTTTTTAGTTCTACCGCTTCATAAGGGTTATTAAAACGTATTAAGTACTTGTTGCAAATCACATAAACAGGACATGTTTTCACTCTAACACTTTCTTAATTCCTTATAAAAATGTACCTTTACAGAATGTTTGTTCCGAACAAATATTCATACATACTAAACAAAAAACTACTGTTATGATTGAAGCGTTTAATGGCTATTGTGTACTGTTTACGATATTGTTTACTTTTATATTCGTCTTTCTTCAGGAATGTGCCATTGATAAAGTGTTTTCTCTGATCTCCGGGCCTAAATGCACCAAATGTGCCAAATGGCTTAATAACACGCTATACAGGTATAGCCTGAGCACGGAAGAGTCCAATTTCAAATGCTTGCGCATAGCTTTGGCAGTGCTATTTCTGCTGTTCCCTTTTTTTACACAGGCGTTCGGCTATAATTTAACCGGCTATTATATATTTGCAATAATCATCATAGCTCTTATCTTAGCTTCGCCGCATCTATTGGAATTCACATGGAAACATTTATTCAGGCTAAGTCCTACTGAAATACTCATTATATCAGTACTAACCGCATTGAATATATATTACCATAAGCCCGGCTATTTGCTCAATCCCGGGTTATTGCAGGAAAATGAGGTGGCACAGTTTCTGGTACCTCTTTTTATGGCTGTATTCTTGATTAAAGGCATCTCATTATGCGTGTTTTTTATCCTCAACTCACTCCTCACGTGCTCCAAATACTTCACGAAAATTTTATTGAAACACAATAACCCCTCAAAATATATAGCCAAATATGCATTGACAGTAAGCTCCGGCTATTTATTGACTCTATTGGGCACCAAACTGATTGTCTGGGGGAAAATTGCAATAATAGATGCCTTTAATTATTTCATGCATACATACCTGATGTTATAGCTTTTTATTTCCACCTGTTGCATCATCTACAACTGCGTCGTTTTTTCCGAACCGGAGACTTTAAGTAAGTTAAACGTTTTGGGTAGCTCTTGCCATGGGTTCAGGTATATCCGGAACAGACAGGGACACATCTGAAATTGTATCCGTCTCCGGGATATAATCAGTTATAATAGATAAATGCCCGGCAAAGATGTCGTCAATATCAAAATCTATCGGTTCCCTGTTGATATTGTCCACGCCGAATATTTCCAAAGAACCATTTCGGAGGACTACTTTAGTAACGTCTATGTCCACAGGACCCGGTTCGCTACATTCGGGATTAATGGCTATGACCGGACTGCAACCTTCATTTATTGTCCAGTCATAAGAGCCGCCATGTGCTTCAACCGCTCTTTTCAGTTCCTCGTATTCCAATGCTTTAACTTCGCTAATTTTAGCTTGATAGTTAGTATGTTTCATTGTTTGTTATCCACTTGTTTCTTGATTTTATATTTACTCTTATTTTTAGTCTTCATAGTATCGGTTGATCCTGTATTTCGCATTTTTCCTTTAGAAACGCTTGAAAATCTTTATTACCCACAATAGCTTTGCGTTTTTTCCCGGAGCCACCTCCGTTTTGATAAGAATATTCCAGAACATCTATATCCTTAGTGTGACACCATGCACTTCTTTGTATGCTGACAGTATCCGCGCAGCCAGTTTTACCCGCTGATTTTAACATCTCAAAAATGGCTGCTATTTCATCCGGTCCAGCCTGAGCTATTAGATTACTTGCCTCTTCACCCCAAACACTAAAAATACTGATACCTGTATTGGGTATCTTTTTGTTTCGCTCTTGATACGCCGTAAATATTTCAATAATAGCCGTACGATATTCTTCCTTGGGCTCTTGCTCTGATTGAACCACTCTGATTATGTGGAAAGTGGAATTCAAATGCTCCGCAATTACCCATGTTTTCTTCTTGATTTTTTTCATGTTTTTTATTTGATTGTTAAAATTATGTTATACAATACGTTTCAAAATAACACTCGCAAATGATCTGATTCCTTTCGATATCACTGGTAAAGCTATCCCATGAATATCCGTAGGAGCTTAGTAATTCAAGCTGTTCTTTTTCGTCTATGGTATCAATGCTGATAGTCCCGAAACACCAAAGCCGCCTGTTAGAAATAAACTCCTTTACTTCTGTGACAACGGAAGATAAACGGATCAGTTCTTCCGGATAACCACACAGCGTGTCATAAATGATTCGCTCGGTAGAATCCGATTCAGGCAACAGCTTGTCGTGGCAACAATTTGGCTCACAATACCAGAACTCCTTATCGGAAAGAGGCAGGCAAAACTGGAGTGTATCGGGGTCGGTAAACTGGATATTGGGATTGAACAGGTTTTCCATTTACTCCTCCTGAATCCTGTTTGCCAGATTTTGAAAGTTTTTGTGACACAAGGCAGAAAATTCTTCTTGATACTCCGGTTTTATTTCTCCTTTGAGAAACAAGTCTTCTTCTGAAAGATTATACTTTTTCATCATGTCAGTTATAGCTTGCTCTTCGGATACTTCGTACAAACGGGAACTAATTTCTTCTTTATCCATTTTAGATAAAATGCTATGTACTACATTGAGAATAGCTTCCTCATCAATGGCTTCGAATTCAAGGCTGAATGATTCCCCCCAGGAACCTTGCTCATCGTTCGGTCTGACTTCGACTTGAATATTACCTTGCTCATTTAGCATTATGCTGTCAAGCATCCAATTTTGTTGTTCAATATCGGATATTAGATATGTAGTACCATTATCTTCTAATTCAAATTTACCCAAAGTATATAAAACATTATATACTGCATCTTTTATTTGAAGTTTACGTTTTTCGCCTTCAGACACCAGATTGTTAATTGCTTCAATTAGTTTCATGATATTCTTTTTGTTCGTTAATAGTTTGTAGCATATTTTTGACACAGTTTACCATTAGTCAATATTCGTTTAAATGTTTCATATATCATATTACTTTCCATGTTTTCAAGAGTTTTTGTTCTAAATCCTGTTGCCTTATCATTTTGATTTTCTTTTCAGTATCCAAAAGGATATACTGGAAATCTATTATCTTTCCCTTTATTATTATTGGTATGACACTATGGAAATCAAGAACTTTCTTTGTCCTCTTGGAAACAACCTTGCATCCCTCATCCAATAGAACCGTGATGCGTTTCCAATAAATCCGGCCTTCAAACAAATAGACATCTGTCCCGCCTCTGTGCCAGTCGATGAACGGCTCATTGTTCTCATCAAGCAATGTATTGGGGATGCCGTACGTCCAGCAACTCAATTGTGCGACACGTCCCGGATCAGGAAGCAGGGCACATAACATCCCGTCACCTTCGGCGTGCTCAAATCCGTTATATCCATTGATAAAAGCGGCCTGCCCGGTGTAGGGCCGGTTGTTCAGGTAGAATTTTCTTGTTTCCTTATTTTCAGTCATCATTGTTCTGTTGTATTAGCCATGTCATTAGGATAGAATTCTTTTTCATTCTCGTAGTACCAATGCGTAAACAATTGTTTGGCAGGATTCATTTTCAGCCGGCCTTTGTAGTGGTGGCTGAAGAACTCGTGTATCATGTCGTACTCATAGCCCATATCCATTAAAGTGTCTTCTAACAGCCGGACAAGCCCGTCACGATGTTTCCCGCAGTTCCGTTTCTTCTCTTTTCGGGGTAATCTTGTGCGGCCGCCCGGACGTTTGCGGATACGCCCTTCCGTTCTCTTGAGCATACGTGCGAACTTGCGCCTCTGTTTGTACAGCTCCTCATCGGTCAGCATGATGTCTCTAAGCGCGGAATAGTACTTTCCTTCAAGTTCGAAGCAGAATTGGTAAATGCTACCGTAATAAGCTTCACCGACAAAGAAGCTGCCGTAGCGATGTCTTTTGGGAGGAACGCAGCCCAGCAATTCCCAGTACCTGTCTTCCGTTATCTCTTCAAAAGGCGTCTGGAGAGATGCCTGGTACTTCCTTATCATTGCATGGACTTCTCCAACGGTTGCTGTAAACAGCCACGGATTTTTATATCTTTCCCGTAACATGTCAAGGGTTTCTTTATCATAGTCATCGTGTATTCCGTCTGACATGGAAGCGATAACGGCTCCCGTGAAACGGAAAGGGCTTACCACGTATCTGAACCTATCGTTATTTTCTTTTTCTTTTGCCATTCCTCTTTATTTATTATATCCGGTTACAAATTCTTCAGGTTCAATCCTTCCAGAGCTTTCCTGGCGGCATGTTTGGCATTGGGTGTCATTATCCGCTGCCATGCCCCGCAGGTTGGCGCCCAGTTGAAAGAGTAGTCATGGCTGAGCCTGTTTATCATAGCTTGGTCGGGCTTTTCGTCAAAGAATATCTGAATACGTTTCTTTTCGCAGTTAAGCACTACCTTGCCACCGTCAAAAGGACATTCCTTGTTCTCTGTATTTGCCAGTTTTCCCAGTTGTTCCCTTGCTTTGCGTGCTACTTCGGATAACTGGAAGAACTTGTGACGCTCGGTAATGATTGGCTTCTTTTCTTTTGCGTTCCACTCACGGATATATGCCAATGCTTTATCAACGATATCCACCTCGCCATGAGAGGCAAACGTGCTGACCTTGTTGTAAATGCTGGAGACGAACAGAGCCTTGGAAGAGCATCTGTTTTCTCCTGTGTTGATTTCGTGTATAGTGGTTGCACTACTGCCAATATTATTACGCAGTCTTTTCCATTCTTTCTCTCTTTTTTGCTCTTCCGGTTTCTGTTCTTCAACACTTTTCGCGATTGCTTTCAATGCCCGCTCGCGCCACTGGGAAAACTCGTCCGAACGCTTCTGGTAGGAAGAGTTCGCCTTTTCATTCCTGCGGTGGTTGAAGTTTCCGGCACCCGTAACGAATGTGCTTGCGCAGCGGGAACCGGCGGAAAGCATGGCGGAGTAATACTGTTTGAAGTTTTGAAGATATTGTTCGCGCTCACCTTCCGGCATATTTATCAGATCGTCATGAAGTAGTTTCTCGTATGAAGCAATGGAGTCTTCGCCGAGTATGTCCGGGTCCTGGGAGGTATTACGATAGGCATCCTGAGCTAACTGCCAATAACCTCCCAGATAATCGAGATGAAGAAATTCCACGACTTCCCATTGCGGGTAGTTCTCTTTATACACCGGGATAGCAGTGCTACCTTCACCTACGGTATGCAAATGGTGTCGGAATCCTAATCGTTGCTCTCTGTAATTGAACTGGGAAGGTTCGCTTTGCGGATTACTCACAGGACGAACGGTTTTAATGCGGTGTGCGTTTTGTACAGTTAATAAAACAGGTTGGTTCATGGTTGTTGTTATTAAATGGTTAGTTATATCTTTTTCTAATTAGTCGGATAAACACTCATCCATGAAAATTTTGAATGAGTGTTTTCCACTTCTTTTTATTATTCTGTTCAGCTGTTTATTCCTTCCTGAACGTTTGCTTTATATGTTTCTTCTTTTATTGATAAAGCTGCCATCCAAACAATATACATTATTGCATCGTGACGGGTTTTTATTTCCGGATTATCACATAGCTTACAGACTGTATCTTTCAGGTTCTTGAAAGAAATATCCTCAAACTGTTTTTTGATATATGGTTTATCGGCGATCAGTGAGCAGGAATTGTCCGCTGCTCCTGATTCGGGCACAATTTCGATGTCCTCGTCAAGCAGGAAGACTTCTCTGTATAGATAATCTATGTAATAGGCTTTTATATCCTGCGGCTTGGGTTCCTCTTTGGAGGAAAAAATAATTTTATTATGCCCCTCATGGTGAAAATTAACTTTCATCCCAAAGGCTTCCGCATCGCAGCTAATACTGCAAATATCCCAGATACTTAACGGAGTATCACATGTTATGACGGTGTTGTTATCAGAGATTTGAGGGTTCTTGTCTTTTAAAACGGCTCCGTTGCAGATACCTCTTAAAATCACACCTCGCTGGTGGGTAGTAAGTTCTCTTGAGTTTGCCGTATAGTTAGCCGGTGCTATGAACCTGACATTGTCCTGACTCATCGTTTCTGAGAACGAACTATCGGAACAATCCACAGAGAAGTCGCTGTAGCATAACTTGCGCGAAGAGAAATAATATCTCTTGTTATCAATGACCTTTCCCTTGCAAACTTCTTCGTCGAAAAAGCACACAATCTCATTGCCACTGTTCAACAATATTCTAAGCAGTTGATAATCTTGACTTAATTTATACATATTGTACTATTAAAATTATTCTACGCTCTCTTTTTTACTTTGAGCCTTTAATGCTTGTTTTGCCTCCCATGCTTTTTCTGCTCTTTGTCTTCTCTTTCTGGGACTCATACTTTTACATGTCTGACAATAGGCATTAAAGCCTTGTGAATCATATTCTTCTCTTGTGATGGGTTCACCACAACATTCGCACACATAAGTTACACTCATATTCTTATCATTTTATAGTTAGTAATTTCTTTTATTTGTTGTTAAAGCCGGAGCTGAGTATTTGAAAAAAAACGGGATGTGAATACCAACGGGGGCATGGCTTTATCCATTCGATGTGATGCCTCCAACTTGATGGAGGTACCCTGGCATTTGCGGTGGGTACCTCATCAATGGGGAGGCAGCTACTAAATATATTGGTCCGTCACATTATGCTTGCCAGGCTATAGAAAAGTTTATGGTTTATTTTTTGCGCCATTCCGCCATCTTCTTTTTGATGTTGATATTATTGTCGGTCAGCATCTTCTTCAGGACTGCCAGTAAACGCCATCCTTCACCCTGCGCATACATCGTTGCCTTAATCCGAATGAAATCAAGCGACTGAAGTTTATCCAGACGGTTTCCGCCATCATCGTAGGCTACACACTCATGGAAACGGATTAGGTTTTGCATGGTAAAGTATGCGCCGGAACCTTTGTAGGCATCTATCCATGCTTTGCTCTGTGTGGTACCGGAGGGCATCTTGATACGCATTTCATTGAAGCTTTTGGCGGCATTGTAAAGTTGGGTGGCGTTCTTCGCCTGCTTGATACGTGCCATTGCCATATCGAGCGGATAATATAATTTGAATATCAAATCTGACACGAAAATATTGCGGCTACATATACGTTTATAAGGAATACCTTTACATTTCCTTACTTTCAAAGCATCCACACGCTCTTTCAGTTGTTCTGTATATTCCTTCGCCATGGCTGCCACTACACCGGCATTGAACCAACGATTTCGTTCGGTGAAGCTTTCCGGGTCCCTGTTTTCCATTTTCATTTGGGCGTACAGTTCGTTCATCAGCATCTTCCATTGATACTCATAGCCCAAACGATGAATCATCTCTGTTACGCCTAACGGTTCTTTGGAACCATGTCTTGTACAGGACATCATGTGAAACATCTGTGCCATCACCCATCGGCGGAACAGGCGGCGGTTGGGAACTGTGCCCTGGGAGATGATGAGGTCGAATAGCGGGTCATTGTCATCCAGCATGACGAGCTTGCCGTCTTTGTTGGATGCGATACACTCTCCGCCATTCGATCCCCGCATGGCGAACAAACAGCTAACATCCACACCGGCATTGCGCAGCGCCTCAATGCGTTCTTCCGCTTTTTCGGGTAGTCTGGCAGGTGCAGTACGCCCGACTGTTGCCGGGCGAACAGTTCCCAAACCTGAATCTTTGCCGACCACTGTTGCCACAATGGTAATTTCTTTCTTTGCAATAGCAAACTCTGCGCCACATCGGGGGCACAATACTTTTGTTTTACTCGTCTCTTTTTTCTTGCTGTTCATTTCCTTAATTATTAAATGGTTTATTATTGTTGAGTTCTATCCAGTTTCTTAATATCACGAGGTCTTTATCGGCATCACTCTGCCAGAACCACCGGCTCATCTTTTCCGGATTCCATTTGATTCCATTGATTATCTGGCAGAGGACATATAACTCCAGTTCGATTTGTGCCTTGTCCCGGCGTTCACCGAAAAGCATGGCATCGTCACTCAGGCTCTTTTCGGGCAATGCCATGAAGTACCGGCATGACTTGCTTTCGCTCCGTTCAGAAGGAACTGAGTGCTTGTAGATGCGATAGAGTTCTTCCACATTGGCAAGGAACTCATCCTCGCTGCAACATAGTACGCCCAGTTTGCCCTCATACTTGCCATCTTGTATGACAGGTTTGCCGTTCAGTTTCAAGCTTCGGGATCGGAAATCAATCTTGAAGCTTGCGCCACCTTCGACGGCTTGGATGGCTCTCTGATAAATATTACTATTGTGCATATTTTCTCGATTATCAATTCTTATTAATTGTTACACTCAAAGTCACAGCGCATTACTTTATAATTCTGATAAATACAGGATGGTGTATCCTGGAACCTCGGTTATTACCAGGCTCCAGGATACAAATGAAATACTGTATGTTGAATCCGGCTCCTTGTGCAATACTTGGTTGCGCTCCCATTACATTATTGTCTCAGTCTCATTGGGTTGGCACATTACTTTACTGATTTGATATGTCCAGCTATTCTACTGGCGGCCCTGAACTACCATCTTGCTAAAAGATGGTAAAGGTCAGGTCCCCAGTAGTTGCAGAGCTGGGCCATTAAAGTCCTAATCTTGACTGGATGCTTTGTGCTAAGCTTTTATTTTTATGGTTCTCAAAATACCGGCACATCTCTTTAAATATTTGATGTATGCCGCGGCTGGAAGCCCTAGCGGCGCGTCGGAGTGCTCAGTAGAGAGTTCCGACGCGCCGGGTGGCTTATTATACGCCGGCATACTAAATTCTATTCCTTGAACCATAGTTCTTTTGTGCTAAGAATAAATAATAATTAATTAAGCTCTCATAACAGTGACACATTGCTTTAGACTCTTGATATTGCCTGCGTAAATCCAGCTCGTAAAGAGTCTGAAGGATGTGGGTTATACATCCTTCATGACTTTGCATGAGCTGGTTACTTACGCAGGTAGTTAAATTATTGTTCCTTGAGCTTCATTGATGTGTTTCATTATTATTATGGATGTCAAGCAAGCGACACATGACTTTAAACTCTTGATATTTACAGGAATGAACCAGAATTTGAATTGAGATCAACCGGTCGTTAAACCGGATTGATCTCGGGTAGAATTCTGGTATGCTATGCCTGTAACATTAAATTTCTTGCTCTTCATCCATTCACCGTGTGCTCGGTAAGTTCGATGTTATCCTATAATGATGCGACCAGCGTGTTATACACGGCACGTCTTGTCAATATGGCGTTCTGCATACAGCCGATGGTCAGATAACCTGGGATGTTGCTGTCGGTCTTGCCTCGGTTGGCTTTCACGTTACGACCAAGACCGCGGACTATACAACCGTCACTCTTTGTTTTGACATAACCTAAGCCACCCACCTTGCGCTTTCCTGTTTCTACAGCTCTAAGGCAGTCCATCACGAACTTATTCAGTTCATTGAGGTCTTTCCTCACGTTGCACACCGGAAGAATCTGCGTAGCCCAGCTAAACTCCCCGTTGCCTTTGTAGAGGTAGCGGTTCACAGCGTTAATGGCTTTTGCCAGTGATATTCTCGGCTTGCCGATTGTGCGCTTTTCTATTTCTTTTTGGAATGTCTTGATACGGCTGGAAGATAGCGAAATCATACTACCTTTGATGCTGAATCCAAGAAACTTGAACCACTTCTCAGTAGTCAGATATTCCACTTTTTTCGGATTTAGCTTCATGGTTTTCTCTTCCAACCGGTTTTGGAGTATGCTCATGGCTTTCTCATATTCTTCCCCGAGGAACAACATGTCGTCCGAGTAGCGTGTGTAGAAGCCATTCATCTGCGATAATTCCTCGTCAAGGTCATACAGTAGCACATCCGCCAGCCAGCTTGCCACGGCGCATCCTTGTTTCAAGGACTGGAATTGACGTTGGAGATTGTTATCCTCATCGAAGTACAGGTCCGAGTGGTAGTATTTTCGCAACACGTCAATCAGAGCGGAATGACCGTGCTTTGCTTCTACCTTGTCAAACGCCATGTCTATAAATTGAACCGGTACACTGTCGAAGTATTTGCTCAGGTCTGACTTCCATCCCAGATAACCAGTTGTTGCAGTATTCGCAATTTTATGGCTGATTTCTGTTACCACCTTGCCGCAGCCGATACCCGTCTGGTAGGACTTACACGAGTCATGAAGCATCTCGGGCATCAAATCAAACAGTAAGTCATTGGCAATGCCCAGTATCACCCGGTCGATAGGTTCGTTCACATAAACCGTGCGGAACTCGCCGTTCTCTTTCGGTATCTGGGCGGTGTGAGGGGGTGAGATTTCATACTTCCCTTTCTGCATGGCATCGGCAATCGCTATCCGGGTGTTTTCATCGGTCAGCAATAGAAGCTGGTCTTTCCGGATGTCCTTGAACACACCTTTTTCAATCGCTTTCGTCCATCGGTCGATGTCGAAAAACATCTGTAAAATTTTATCTGTCATAATCCGTAGTTTTTACAATACATGTTTATTCGAGCATATCGAAGCAAATTCACTTGCGTGATTATCTTTCGTGAAGCTGCAATCGACACAAGGTTCCCCACCGCATTTTTCAATATTGAATGTCGAACCGTCATACTTAAAGGTCTTGCCTATTGCCTGTTTATCTTCAAGTTCATCCCTTAACGCGGTTGAATCTGCTATGAAATCATAACCATTATAGGTACGTGAATTGCATATATCTTTGTATGTATTTGTGCAAATCAGCCTCACTACCACACCTGCGTTAAAAACAGAAATACGGAAAATGACATATTCCTTGCCCGTGTTCTTGATTCGCCTTATTTGCTTAGTACTAAGCAACTCTATTGCATCTTTAAGTTTCATAATCCTGCTGTTTATATCTTATTCTACTTTTATTTGAGTGCTACAATCTGATTGACCCTGCCATAAAGCGCTGCGCGAAGGCTGGTTTTGTCAGGGGCATAGTACTCGTTCCATCGCCCGTATTGGTTTACGAGAAACTTCCGGAGCACATCTGAGAAGTCGAAGCGATAGCCCATTAAAGGGATGGCGGTACGGAAAGAGAGGTTCCCAAGTAGCTTTCGGGCAAGCCAGTTTTTCTCTTCACGGTTCATCTTTGAGTTTCCGTTGAGTTTTTCACGAAGCCTGTACGTCCGGCTATCTTGCAATGTGTCCAGGGGAGTAATATCCCAGCTGACAAATTTTACTGCGATAGGTGATGTGTTCATTTTACTCTTTCTATTCTGTTTTACATTGTACATCCTTGTTACTCAAAACTTTCAAAGCTATTGATTTCTGTTACGATAAAATCCTCACAGCCAAAGGTTGCCAGCGATTTGAGTCCGTTCAGGGAGTGGCAATAGTAAAACATGTCGTCATCCTCGCCGGTATCTCCCGAAAGCTGGATTTTTACATCATAATAATCGTTCGTGTCCTTCCACACAATTTCGCAGTCCGCATAATGTGGCTCCTTGCCGTTCTTCTTAACAAACTCATCAAATTTCTTCTGGATTTTAGCCTGTATTTCGTCCGTGTCACTTAGGATAACGCCCGTTTTACAGTTCTCGCACCAACCGTACAGAAATGATTCATCGGTGTAGTTCTTGAATATCTTGTTGTTGGGATTAATCATGGCTTCACAGGACACATCCGTGCAGCCACATTTTGTGCATATTACTTTCATCTTTTTGTATTATTTATCTATATGTTATTGCTGTGTTATCATTGCCCTCAATCCCTTTCAAGTCCATCGAAGTATACTTTTGGCAATATCGGCAATATGTAATCAATCAGGTATTCTATCTTTGTGCTCCGGAAATAACGACCCATATAAAAGCAATAAATAGCAGGTTGGCTACGTCCATTTACACGTTCCATGCCAAAGTTGGGCGGGAGGTGCTTTTTATCCTTGAATAGGATGCTACATGCTTCCTGTACACCGTAATCGTGGGCTTTCATCAGAGAATTTATATCGCACAATACCTGCAAAGCTTCCTTATGTTCCTTCAGGAAAATAATAACCTTTTGTGTACTGGTCCCATTTTCGCTGTCCTTAAATTTGTAAACAGTTTCTTTCCTGAAAGAAGCCGCACGTTTTAATAACATATCCTTGCAACCTCCTTCGAAATGATAGATGCATTTATTTCCATGCTCATCAACTATCTCTGTAACATACATATTCGTCTGCGAGATATACTCCTTCGTATTGTAAATGTCACATCGAACTTTCCTGTTCCCAAGAAATTCAGCGCTGTTTACTATGTTCGCTATCTCTTTCTTTAAAGATATCCTGCTTTTATTTCTCATGGCTTTTGACTTTTACATTTATTGTTGCGTCTCTTATCTGATCCTCACATCGTAGTCTTTGAAGTAGTATTCCAGTTCCTTTAACCCCTCAAGACTATATAGATGATTCCTGGCGGTTATTGAGATATCTACGGATATGCCGTAATCTTTTTGTGTGATAACCTCTGAACCATCGAATATTCTTTCTACGTATTCTACTATATCAGAGATACTTAGATTGTTCTTCACTATATTAAGTACCATAGGCATTTATTTTTAAGTTGTTGTATTATAGACACTCAGCACTCCTTTGCGGACAGACACCTGTTTCATGTCATACTGAGCCAGGCGTGACGCAGCCCAGCGGGTGAATAAGGCTTCACTACACCTTGCCCTCTTTCAGATTCTCCGGTTACCCGGACGGCACATTCTCAAAGGGACGAACACCGAAAACTAAGCCTTGCGCAATCTTTTACCTTCGCGGTTATTTTAATTGTTTTGATTTATTGTTTTAGTTGAATTTCTATTTTATCAAAGCTTCCAAATAGCAGCTATTTGGTTACTTTTTTGCTTGCAGATTTACGCAGGCTACCATATAAAGGATGGGATAACCGTGCTTTACGCCCGGATGCCTTCTCCTTCATGACTACCTTGTATATATTGTCATAGTCTTCCTTCTTCAAGCGTGGGAAGAAATCCGCATAGATAGCCTCGAACACACTAAGCTTGCCGCCCGGGTTCATGGAGAAGAAACTTCTCATTCTATCTTTTGCCTCAGCGCGTTGCCTCTGATTGCAGGCTTCGGCAGCTTCCTTGATTGCCTTTGAAGGTTTATTTTGCTTCTTCTGTGTGGTTGGTGCGGCATACCGCGTTTGCGTTTGCTTTTGCGAACGGGAAGTGGAACGGGGGAAGGCATCTGAGAAAAAATCGGATATGTAATCCGGGCGTTGGGGACGCACTTCCTTATGGGTATATACTTCACAGCAATTCTCAACGATATGTTCCACAAGTGTGAGGCACTTTTGTAGATCCGCTATGTTTGTCATTTCGTGGGGAGTGTGCGGGTAATAATAACCGCATGAGATGTTAGCGCATGATATTTCCAGCCCTCTTTCACGCAGGGCTTGCACATCGGTCTGCATCCCACGTTCTTCCTTATATCCATGCTCCCCGAGGGAAGCATCTTTTATAAACTGGGATGAGCAAAGAGGATTGCCGTAGATGTTGCTGATAAAGTCGCTGTTTCCTTTACGGTCGCATTGGAGTACGAACCGGCAGTCATCGAAGAACTTCATGTCCGCCTGACGACTGCCTATACATCCTTGTTCCTCGCCAACAAAGAATACACATTTCAGGTTATCATATTTCTCAAGACACTTCAGACATACCCAGATGCCGTTCTTGTCATCAGCTCCGATACCGTTGAACTCCCGTTTCCCACTGTTGAAGCCAATGATGAACTCATCCCTGACAACCAGGACTTCGTAACCTTTTTCCCTTGCCTCATGCACTTCGTCCAGATGGGCGGCAATACACGGGTAAGTATCAGCGTTGCCTTTGGTGGCATAGATATTACCGGCTTCGTCTGTTGTAAAGGTTACGCCGAGGTCTGATAATCTTTGGGAAACGAACGCGATCATGTCTTTTTCCTGATGCGTGCGGGCGGAGATGCCATATAATTCTTTCAATAATTCCATGATGTATGTATTTAATTTATTGTTGGTGAGGATTATTATTTAACTGAACTGTGGGAAACTAAACCATTATAAACAGCTTGGATATTTGGAGATTAAGTTCCAGATGTGCAGTTGGTCTGCCTTTCTCGAAGAAGCTGGCGGGATATTTCACGTCGTTGTAGCTCTTGACTTTATCCATCAGCATGGTACCGAATATGGTTTTCACGGTAAGTTTCTTTCTACATGTTGTACATAAGTCTTCGTCACAGGTATGTATGTTGCCGCAACTTGGGCAGATTTTCCTGCATTGACTGGCAACACCGGAAGTTTGCTGGCATGTAGCTACACATCTTTCTGTTGATTGATTGGACAATTGCACTTTACCGTCTTCAGTAATATTCACATAACAGAAAGTATCCAGGTAGGGTGTTCCTTTCTTATGCCATTTGGATGCAGGTACGCAAATATTCAGGTTGTGGTCTATTCTATCGCCTACTTTCATATCTACCCCCTCTATGGTGTTTAACACGGTAAACTGTATTTTGTGGGAGTAATCGTTTATTGTCTTTCTCAAGTTGATACCATTATTCTGGGCATATTGGTATATCAGCTTCATCACAAAAGAGTGAGAATAGTATACCCTATCTAATACAGACACATGCTTTTCCTCCCCATCAAACTTTCCGACTGCCTTCTTCCAGACGATGGCGCGTCCCAGCACATTATTTTCGGAATCTCTGGCGACAAGGATGCTCGCACCGGCGAAGTTGGAGTAGAAATCTCCCAGTCTATATACAAGGTAGGGATGCCTCATGCAAGAATTATGCAACGTACTGTTGTCACCATATTGGGCGAATGGAACATAGTTGTCGCTGATGTAGGCGTCGATAAAGTCATTCATCTTGTCGTACATCTTAATCTCAATCTTGCTGCTGACACAGATAGCGTTAGCAAAATATTCTATGTCTTCATCGGAATAATCAGGCAAGTCCTTGAAATAGCCGATGAAAGTGGACGGTTCCAAGTTTGTCCGGTTCTCCTCAAACCACGGGGCTTTAGGGTTCTGTCTGTCCGGGAAGTTCTCATTGTTGAGGTCTTTGGTACACGCCGACAAAATAATCTTCATCTTGGTATATTCACCGGCATTGGTTTTAACCCGTTTGGAATTGAAGAAGTTAGCTGTACCGCGGATAACTTCCGTCACATCCTTGTTTTGTCTGATTATTTCCAGAATGTTAGTTGCGATTACACTACCGTTGATTGATGCGAAATTAAGACGTGCTCTCAGCTCGTCATTTACGATTGTCTTCATACTTGTTTGATTTTAATTATTAATTGATGATTAGTTATTATTCTTGTTGTTTTCTCGCCGTTTGTCAGGTGTAGGTGCACTTCGCCATAATTTCGGTGACATCACCCGTTATGTTTAGGATTCATTAACAAACGTAGCGATTGTGTGTGCTTAGAAGGGGAAGTCGTGATAACCTACCCAATTGCCGTCTTTGTCGTAGTTGAGCGGGAACAGCTTCTTTTGGCACTCACTGCACATACCCGATATGATTGTCTCACGTTCGGGCATAGTCAGATACGGGAAGCAGTCCTGTGCTGGAGTTCGCTCCTTTATTCGTTTGTTGTAGTCCGCTTCATGCACATAAATTACAGTGACCTCGCCACACTGGTGGCAAAGTCGTTCTACCGGATAATTTCTTTCCATGCTATATCGTATTTAGTTCATTATTATTCATGCTAATAGTCACCACGTCCTCACCAAACTGGGAGGATAACATCGGGGCATAGCTTACCCAGTTAAGTGTGATTGAAGCGGTCCTACCGCACTATGCCAGCCGTGTTATGAAGTGGATGTGGCATCCTCACGACGCCAAGAAGTAAGTTGTATGTAGAAGTAAATTAGAAGTCTTTTATGGTGGAATGTCCGGGAATCGAACCCGTTCTCAGCCATGACCTGAGACACCCATGAAGGTAATCAGCACACATTTGCTAAAAGCCTGTATCATGCAACACATTATCGCATAATACAGGCAGATTATCTATATCATTTATACTGAGAAGTAAAGTTAAGCAGCATTTCTCACTTCAGCAGCACTTTGCCGTCTTTGTCTTTCTCTCGTACCATTAGGTATTCCCGCAGGTGCAGTCGTTTCTTGCTCCATTGGTTGTTCAACCGCCGTCTCAGCCACATGTTCCGCTTCTTTCTCAGTTGGTTGTTCAGCAATTTGTTCTACCGTTTTATCCTCAGTTACCAGAACTTCCTGCACAGCGGGTTGCTCTGTTGACACCGGTGTCGCATCTTCTTTCGACAATTGAACACGGAAGCCTAAAGCGTCGAAAGAGGCTTTAGCAGCTCTATGAATAGCGTCTTTCACATCACGTTCTTTCACCAAACGTTCAAGGTCTTTCTTTGTTGGCATAAGTCCAATTTTCGACCACACTGAAAATTCAAGCGGAAAACGCTTTATATCATTGTTTTCTGCATGAAAGATTATTTCAGTAGGCGTAGAAGCACGCAACTTCGAGCGGATGCCATCATTGTCTTTACGTAATTTCTGTTCCTTACGTTTTACGTCCCAGAATGTTGCCACAACAGTTCGCCACACTTTAAACACCGCATCCTGCGTTTTATTGGCGGGAACATAACCCTCACCAAAGAAATATTGTGCAGTCTTTTTCCCTTTCGAGTCTGTGTACAGTAAAATTACACCTTTTGATGAACTCACTAAATTCACAACATCTCCTGAATTCCATTTACTTGTTGCCATAGCTTTAATAATTTATTGGATTAATGAATATAATATTATTATGCAAAAGTGCATATTGTGGGCATCCGCAGAATCGAACTGCGGTCATATACTCACCTATACAACAGCCCGGATAAATACGCTTATCGTAAATACTTTGCGCTTTATCGTGCTGTAAGCCCGTAATAATTTGCACACAACCTTTCACCCGATTGTGTGCAACTTAGACAATTCAATTATTGTTTAACCTTTGCATCCTTAACGTGCGGTTTTCCTGCAATTACTCCAATTTCATGGCAGTTGTCTCGCACGTCCCATGTCTTTTCCAACATGGCAGCTACACCTTTAGAAACTTCGCGGCTGGTGATTATGGGCATAACATTGGCAATGTCCTTTTCTCATGCTCGGCTGCTATCTGGTATTGTTCGATAGCTTGTAATAGTTTCCGTTTGTGCTTTCCCTTGCAACTGGGCATAGTTCCGGCACTGGACTTGTTACAGTTCCTACTTGTCCGTTTGTAACATTCGCTTTTCAGCTTATGCAAAGGTTTACGGACAAACATCTAATAAGTAAACCTTTTGTGTGCGAAGCGTGGTTATTTAACGCACTCTTTAATAGCTCCGTAGCTAACACACTGTTTTAATTTGAGGATAAAACTATCTTTCGATTAAAAAACCTTTTTGTTTCTCGCTTTTGCGGCTTGTCTTTCTTTTTCTGTTTTTGTTTTAATGAATAATCGTTTTAGTTCGTTCCGTTTGGGCTTGTTTGTTTTCCCTTTTGAGAACACAACGATAAAACGAAATAAATTTGGAACGAACAAATAAAATTGAAAATATTTTTTAGGGCTATCGAAGGTAAACCCCTTAAAATCAGTTCAGTACGCATACGCGCGTAGGCAAAAGGATAAACGATTGAATATCAACAAATTAGAGAAAGTGAAAAATTCTTTGATTTTTTTGTTTTTGCCTATTAGTGGTTTTTGAACGAAAATGTTGTTTTAAAAAATTAAAAGTTGTAATAAAATGCTAAATAATCGACTGAGAATCAGCTATTTAACAATGTTAATACGAATGATAGTAGTTTCTAAAACAGTAATTTTAAGGGTGTTTTTTAGTTTTTGCTTTCAATTTGATAGTATCTATTTCATTCAATCCTTACTTTGTGCAAAAGTAAGGATTATAACACAATGATTATCAATGATATAATAATTTTAAAAAGAAAAGGGAGGGTATCAGGGCTACTGCGGATGCCATACGCGCCCTATGGGGAATTTCCCAAGTCCGACTTTAGTAATAATTTTAAGAAGATAGATGGAAAATGAAGTGTTAAACCGTATCTATACTGAGGGGATGAAAATTAGGTGCCGAAAAATGATACAATCGTTACAGAGAGGCATTTATAGTTTGATAAGGAAATAGGCTATCAATCCCAGCACTATCTATTTGGAAAGCTAATAATATGGCTCTCATTATTTATAGAGCCGGAAGGTGGAATTAAGATACTAAAACGCTCTGCCAAACTGATGTTACATAAGTCGTAGAGAAAGCAACCATTACAAAGATTGAGATTTGTGGTTGCTGTATATATATAAGGTGTAAAAGCTATCAATTTAATACGACCTGTTACATTGCAAGAAAATGACTATGAAGTATAGATAAGTCCATGGATGTCCCTTTCTTGTAGTGTTTAACTATTTATTAATATAAAGTGGTAAAACTGTTAAATCGAACCTGATTTTTCAAAGAGAGCTGGAAATAGGAACTATATTTTTCTTAATTATTTATTTTCTGTTGCTCAGCATATTATCATGTATCTCTCTATCAATACTTCACAATTCCGGAGAGTCCCTGCCTATAAGGTTCATTAACATTTGTGACATAACAAGCTTGTATGTGTATTATCTGAGAACATTAATATTGCAAAACTTCCAAATAGCGGCTATATTGTAATGAGGATAAAAAAAGGAAGGCTTACCGCTATGGTAGCCTTCCTTCCGGTTGGTTTCATCAAGCCGTTAATAGCGCTTGAATAATTTTGACTTTCTTACGGTCTTTTCCTTTTGCCTTTCCATAAAGACTTCGATCATTCCCTTTCGTCTGAGGAAATACTTAATTCCCTTCGGTGTCACATAAACAGTCGGACCGAACTCGGTTGTTGAACTGGGATAGCGAGTCTCAAGTATCCGCATCTTCGTCGATCTTCTTGTCGGGAAATTGCGATCAATGTCGCCTTTCTTGTATACGTAACCATATACTCGGAGAAATTCATAGAGCTGGTTTCTTCCGATGTCACATCCGTTGCTAACCAGAAAGTCTGAGAACATGGTGACTGGGATGCTGTCTGCGTTGCGGCGAACTGATTTCCCAAATTCAGCATCGGGGGCAAGTTCTTCCACTTTATTTTCCAGCTCCTTGATTTTCTTGCCAAATAGCATTTTCTCTTGTTCGTTCAAGGATACAGTGCCTTTCAGAAGAAGCTCCTCAATTTTTTTATTGCACCAGTAAGCAAACTCAGGGGACAGCCATCTTGCATACTCCATTGCCAGGTCCCGATGCATCCAGGTTCCTTGAACGCCGTTACCTCCACCTATAACCATCAGTAAATCAGCCGAAGTACAGTTCTGTACTTGTGTTAAAAACTGCAAATACAGCTTTGCTTGTTGTGTTCTGAGCCAAAGGGCCGGTTTTTTGTATTCTCCGAAAAGTTTCGCCATTTCTGTGGCATTGACCATCACATCCCCGCCTTCCGCAAGAAATGTAACGTTCGTGTTTTCATACTTGAAAATCACTTCATTTGTAATCATAATGCAATTGGTTTTTGATATTATACAAAAGCATCTGGAGCCATGGGCGATAATTCGCCCATAACTATCAATCAATTAATTAGGTTTTACTTTTCTGAACCGGAGGCTGCCGTTTCCTTGCCGATGCTGGCGTTCACATAGAAAAACAGTTTCTTTCCATCAATGTAAGGTGTGTAAACCTCGAAACCGATTTGCTTTGCAAACTTGCCTACACCCGACCTGGTTGCCAGTTTTGCGGTTTCAGACTCGAAATACTCTGCCATTTCTTCATACGTCATTCTTTTTTTTAGTTCCATTGTCTTCTTCTTTATTTAAGTTAGTACTAAGGGTTTCTCAGGTATAGGAAGGCGGATTACGGGAAAGTTGGGCTAAGGATAAGAATTTATGGTTAACAAATGCTAATTGCTAATTAAGTGTTGAACTGGGAAACTTACTATATCTCTTTCGGAGAACTTATGGATTATTAAATCACCAAAAGTTCCAGATAGCTATTATATGGAAATATACAATGGTATAATAGTATCGACAGGTTTTATAATGCAGCGAGGTAGATTGAATATAACTTCTGTCAAGTGAGTCGCAGCGAGAATCTGCACAGCGAATAACTTTCATGGTAAATTCTGTGTTTACTTTACTTCTTCTTCACTTCTTGCCAGTTTCACGAGGAGTTGACCGGCTGCTTCTATCATATTATCCAGGCTGCTCCACCACCCGAACCTCCACCTCTAACTATCTCTATTACACCGAAGTGAGATTTTCTCACTTCGCTTAAATCTTTGATAAATCCAATCCTCGGTCTCTCTCATCAAAACTTCTAAATAACTGCTATATGGAAGTCTTTTACAGGATGGCAAGGATGTATGACGCCAAGTATTCTTCTTTACTTTGGTGTATATCAGCATCTGAGGAAAGTGCAAGCTTTAAATTATTCATACATTTATCTTGCTTTCCCTATCAATACTGCAACGCTCAATTCCCTATCATTTGCTTATCATTATCAGCTCCGGTTTTATTTCTCACTTCCCAGTCTATGTTCACGGCGAACACAACCGCCTCGCCCGGCTCTCTTCATTCTGTCCGGTTGTTTCCCGCGTTTTTAGGGGCGGCGCCTTAAAGGGGCTAAACGATGCTTAGATGCTTTGGAAATACCCATGAATCTTGCTGCTGAGAATATTTCTTCTCTGCGTATTGATATTGAAGTCCCGTTTAATTATCTGAAAATAAGCCTTGTATTCTTGCTTTTGCGGATTCTTTTCAATATCTTTGCTTCCACTTCGAGGACATAAGCCGTTATGCCCTTGAAATATCACATCCTCTATTTTGTTGTTTTAAAGCTCGTATTTTAACTTTGATGCTCGTGGTAATAACTTTATCGCCTAATGGATTAAAATTCAACCGTAGGCTTTAAAAGTGGCAAATTTGATATACTAATTCCCATTTATGCTTCCCGCTCCTCTGATTCCTCTCTACGATATCTTTTTTAGCCTCATATCAGGACTTTCTGAGGTGTTACTTACTCCTTCCGGAATCTGATATGACTCCTTATAGCGTCTTTTACGGTTATCTTTGGGCTACTTACTGAGGTTTTATGCTTCAATACCCTTTGCCACAAGTATGGGGCATGGCTTCAATGTAGTACCATTCACTGCTTAAAGTGCTTCAATTCACTGCGTAATCCTTAATGCCTTTATGAAAGAAGCTTCAATCATATTCGTAACCCTTTCAGAACAGGTTGGCATAACTCCAGTAATATGCCAATCCTCTAAGAAACCCTTAGTACTCCTTAATCCCTTTAATAATTAAACGAAAATACGCGAAGCGTATTTTCCAAAGAGCGGATTGGGTATAGTAAGCGAGCTTTAGCGAGTTTACTATACCCAAGTAGCCAATATTATACATAGCCTTATAGTTATATATATATTATAATTATATATTATATATACATCATATCCTCCCTTAATTTCAAACAAGTCAAAAAGTACCTGAAGTGTGAAGGATAAGAACCTAATTTCCCAGTAAATCCCTTTTCTTTTTTTCTTCTTCCCAAAGAGCAGAACAAACAGTAAAAGGGTTTTGAGGACAAGGACAACAATAACAGTTCCTTCCAGTAAAACTCTTGTTTTTTAGTATTGACACCCTTAACTTTCAGTAATTCAAAACAATGAAGGGTATTCCAAGTATGCCTTAAAGGACAAACAAGTAGCCTTGAAGCAACATCATTGCCCTTTTAAGAACATCAAAGCACTGATAAGATTCACTTCCCCCCAGCTAAAACCACTAATTCGTCTTTTTGCAAAAAAAGGCGAGAAAATATTACCGCGCCTCCCATGTCCTCACAGTCTGAAAAGCAAAAGGGACATCCTGTAAGCTCAACTTAGCAGGATGCCCCCTTAAAACGTGTCGTAACCCTAATAACTACGGTCATGGCTTATGATCCGCTCTCTTTAGCCGGTGAGTCTGGAAAGGGAAATTTCATCCCGCTATAACGGTAAGCCAGATAAATATTCCTTCAACGCCTTGTAGTTACAGGTAGTCCCACAGGTATCAACAAGATTATTATACCCAAAGATATTGCGCCTATAAATAGTCCCCTTGACATCTTCCGGTGTTTTTAGTGTAAGATACGTATAATGCAAATTATTTACATCCTCATCAAAAGTATCCTCCTTCATGTTCGTTTTATCCAGGAAAGCCTGTTTTGTCCGGAAACTATCAGTATGGTATCTGACCAGGTATTCAAATTCAGAGATACGCATCAACAGGTAAATTTCATCAGGTATTAGCAAGTAGGAGAAGCCCGTGTAGTACACCTTCTTCTTATTGTTATTAATCGGTTTGAAATCATATTTTTCACCTTTACTCATGAGTTACGAAGATTCCTTTCTCTTGCTTCTGATTAAGTGTGCCTGCCTGATTATCGCCCGCCTGGTAGGAATACAGCTTCCTTCACCCAGTCCCGAATGAAGCAGGCTGCTTTCTTTTATACCGACAACGTTCTCATCCAGCGTATCATAAATAGCGGATATGCTGCCGAAATAATAATCCCGCTTCTCAAAAATCAGATGCACGTGTATGACCTTTATTATTCTCATCTTTTCTTATTGAGTGACTAATTGGAAAAAATATTTGTGCAATACTTCCAAATAGCAGCTATTTGGATGTTTTCGCTCTCATTATCTCCCTTATTCTGGCGTTACACCATTCACCCGCTTCGGGAGAGAGCCACGCGGCATACGCCACCGCCACTTCCGAATACATCCACGTACCGTTAATGACACCGCCCCGGCGCACGATGACAAGCGACTCCATGCGTATCCTCCTTGTACCGGAAACCTGTTTGACAAGCTCCCTGGACTTTTTGGTAGCCAGCCAGCGGCACGGTTGCCAGGCCCTACCGAAAGTTTTGCCTATCTCGCTGACGCATACCAGCACGGTTCTTTCACCGACCACCATTGGAACCCGTGTCCCGTTGAAGTCCAATATCCTTAGTTCAGCCATGCCTATACTAATCACAGGATATAGTTCCGTCATTGATAAGTTCGTTCAGCTTTTCCGCGAACCAATTTGCCAAGTTTTCGTTTGCCCATCTCAGGTATTCCATCGCTACAAACGCTTCGAGCCAGAGTTCGACTGTCCCGTCCACTTTCCTGATTTCATGTACCAGCTTGTCTGCCTTGCACCCCATCTGCTTGCAGGTGAGGTCAAGGAATTCCTTCACGCTTCTCTTGTTCATCCATATCCTTGGTTGCTTGTCCTTTCTTAGTGATTCAGCCACTCTTGCCACATCCAGCATCAGTTTATCCGCTTCAATATCCATTTCAAAGCGGGTGCCATTGTCTGATATAAATTCGTATTTCATACCTTCCTTATATAGTTGTTCTTGATTAAGATTCCCCTGCAAGCTCCGGAGAGCCTACAAGGGAACCTGTTTTATTTGATTGTGATATTCTTTATTACTCCGAAGCTATGGAATACCCGTATGATATCCACGGAATTCTTCGGTTCCAGCCAGGTTCTCGCCACGTTCCACGCCAGGCTTTTAGAGAAGATAAAGTTCTCCAAAGTGACTGTATGATGCGATAGCCGTCCTTCGGTGGGCTTGAGTCCCAGGTCATGCAGGATGCAAAGACCGCCTTCGAAAAAAGCGCAACCCTCCGGGGTCTGTACCGCCTGTACCATCGGCACGGGAAAAGGTATGGCACCGGCGGCCATTCCCACCATCCATGCCGTCAGTCCCAGCCTGTCCTTGTACCCGGCTTCGATCAGTGCCCGGATGTCCTGCGGCGTACCTAAGCACGGCGTACGCCTGCATTGACTCTGGCAGGAAGCGCACCGGCAGGAAACAGGCTCACGTCCGGTTATACTAATGATTCTTTCAAGCGTCGTTTTTGATATATCATTCATAACTTTCTATTTACTAATGTGTTTCTTATTCCATAGTTCAATAATGAATTCGCGTCCATCCTGCGTCCAGCGACGTGCGCCTCCCATTTTGTACGACTTTCCTTTGGCGTTTGTCCAATAGTACGGTACTTCACACTGGAGCGCAGAGTGGAACCCCGGTACTACCCATTGTCCTTTTTCCTTGCGGATAATCCCTTCTTCCTCAAGGAACCGGTTGAGCGTGCTGGGCGTCACTTGCAACTCGTCAGCTATGGTGGTTGTCTTGAACCAGTCCCGGTCTTCAATGAAACGGTTGTAAAATTCCACCTTGTGCCGACTCTCCGCCAGTTGTTTCTGCTGGTTGGCAGCGAGCAGCAGAGCTTCCTCGAAAGTCTTTGGAACCGGAAAGTTCTCTGCGGGTGTCTCGCTTTGTTCATCGTGTTGATGATGCCCTGTAGATTCATCATTAAGGGAGACCGTTCCCTGCGTCATCAGCTCACCGATACGTTCATTGCACCAAATGGAGAATTCCGGTGAGAGTTGCCGGGCGTATTCGATAGCCAGTTCTTCCTGTATCCAGGTTCCGCCGGCTGTTCCCCGGTTTGTGATAACCTGTTCTCCCAGTGAAGCCGACTTACCCTCATTGACAAGTGCGTATCGAAATCTTTTGGTGGATGCCTTGTGTAGCCATTCCGCCGGGTTGCCTCCAAAACATTTCGCCATATTGGTAGCGTTCACCATTGTCTTGCCATTGGCCGCCTTGAATGTGACAGGATGGTCCTGATAGTTGAATACTACAGGTACCTCTTGCAGGACGGCTTCGACATTCTCCATCAATCTGCCCGCCCATGTTTCCAGTTCTTCACACAGTCTCTTCATCTGCGAATTTTCCTTTTTAACCAGATGGACAAGCTTCCGGACATCCCTTGGCGCTATTGCCCACAGCGGCTTGTCATCTGTCCGGAAGATTATTTTTGTTGATGACGGACAAAGATTCATGGCCTCTTTTGTCTCCATCATTACCGGACGCTTGATTATTTTACACAGGTCATACAAGCAAAGCCATACCTGGTTATACTCTCTTGTTATTCTCACCGGGCGGTTTCTGAAATCCACCTCATTATATTTCTGTTGTTTATCGTCATTCATTATCGTCATCCTTTCCTTTTTTAGCGTTTTTTATTTTCAGTGCGATTGCTTTATACTTTTTGGACATGACTTTCGGACTGTGATAGCTTCTTTTCTCACCGCATAGCTTGTCATATTCTGCAAGCCTCAATCTTCCGAAGTCATCTTCTTCGATTTTCACGTTATCGTTTTCATGGCGGAAATAATAACCGCCTGCACCGATATATTTGCCTGCACAGGCAAAAGATACAGCTTGCGGCGCAATGTGTTGCATCTTTGCCGTTGCTTGCAACGAACTTACTCTGGACACAAGTATCCCTGCCCAATCAAAAACCAGCACACGTTTGGCAGGTTTAAAAGAGCTTTTATTCATAGTTACCAAATATTCAAATTATAACTGTTCCTTCGTTAATCGGTCCTTAGCCATCAGTAATAAAAAAGTGTCCGAAAGGACGACACCTCTGAGTAACATATCCGACATGCGTTCCAACATATATACCCCGAAAGCAGGGTCGATGTAGGCGACAAACGGCAGGGCTAAGGCATAATCAATTAATTGATGCCCGTTAGGGGCAGTGATGAATATATTTTCATCGGAAAGTGAATATGCGTCACGGACGGCATTTATCCAATGTGCAAAAGCCGTCCTGAAACCTTGTACGGAGTGTATATCAGGATCGCCTTTATTCTTGATATAAAGAAATGCGTCGAAATATTCGCAGCCGTCCCCACGCACTGTAAACAGTAGTTCAGGGAATTCCCGGTAGCGAATTTCATACCGGGAAAAATCAGAAATTACATTTGTCATAATAGTTGATATTTTTATTTAAAAATAACATACTGCAAATATATCTCTTAGAGACTAAGAATCCTATCTTTTTAATTACTGTATCGCTTTTATTTACAGTGTTTTATAGTAAATATAATTTATTTTTCGTGTTAATTTAGCAAGTCATGATATGTAAATATTAATTTATTAAATTACATGGTTTTATCCGTCATATTTACAAATTCAGCCTATCAATACCTCAATTGTTAAAAAAACATTCAAATACATTCCCTGCCTATACCTTGTTAAATAAACCTAAATCTATGAATGTAAACACAGAGGGCTCATTTAATCGTGAATTATTGGAAAGTATCTTCCGTACCTCGAAGAAAACCATACAGGAATATGTCCGGGAGATCGAGCGCAATAACCGGTACAAGTCGGTACGGGGAAACTTGGTGCAGGGCACGGTACTGGACGACCGTAGCCGTTTGATTGACCTTTACGATGCCTGCCTGCAACAAGACGCACATATCCGCTCGGTGCTTGAGACGTTGGAGTCACAAATTCTCGGCGACCGCTATATGCTGGCACGGATGAACGAGAAGGGGAAATATGTCAAGGATGTGGAGGAAACACGTAAAATCCAGGGCACCCAGTTCGACAAGATTATACGGGGCATAGTGGAAGCCAAACTCTACGGCTATACACTGCTGGAGATTATGCCGGACATTGATTCCCGTACAGGCAAACTGGCGGAAGTGAACATCGTCGAAAGGCGTAATGTGCTTCCTGAACAGCGTACTGTAGTCAAGCGTCAGGGCATTTGGCTACCGAACTGGAACCTGGACTCAAGGACTTACCGAAGGAATTATATCCTCATAAATTCCGGAGACTTGGGACTTTTCTCTGCAACTACGCCTCTTATTTTGGCAAAGAAGTTTACGGTAGCCAATTACGTAAACTTCAGCCACACGTACGGCCAGCCTATCATTGTGGGTAAAAGTGTTTCGGAAAGCAATACGGATAGAAAAAGACTTGCCAATGAGATAGCCAATGCTGCCCAGAATAAGGTGGTCGTCACGGGACTGGAAGATGAAATCGAAATCAAGGCGTTCACCATGTCCAACTCCGAGAAGATTTACACCAGCCTGATTGAGTTCGTAAACAAGGAAGTTGCCAACCTCATACTCGGAAGTGAATCCATGGCGGGCGGGATGCAGAGTTATGTCGGTTCCACTAAAGCCCATCAGGATATTTTCAGGGAACGCATTGAGGTGTACCGCCGCTACATCGAGAACATATTCAATGAAGAGGTGTTGCCTCGTCTGGTGTCGATGGGATACATCCGGGACGGTCTGGAGTTCAAGTACAGCAACCGCATTGAGATGAACAACGAGGACCGGATCAAACTTTACGGACTGATTACCGACAAGTATGAAGTGGCTCCCGACGAGATAGAGAAAGAGTTCGGTATCATCGTGGGCAAGCAGCTGAACCTGTTGGAGATGGATATGGGAATGGATAAGGAGAAGGGTAACACCCACGACCGGCATATCATGTCCGAGGAAGAGTATTACCGCCGTTACGGTCATGGGAGAAGCAGCAATGTGGCATCTTTTCTGATGGGGAGCGATTAGGCGGTAACCCGCTCCCCGGTATGGAAAAAGTATCCGCTGCCCGGGTAGAATTGAAAGAAAACCGGGCGAAGGAGGAATACCCGCTTATCCTTGCCGCCTTCCGCCGCCTGATGGATTCATTGGAAAACAGCGCGGAGTCATGGCACATCATGGAAGAAATCATCATGCTGCGTACTGCTCCCCTTTACTCCCGTGTACTGGAAGGTCTGAAAATAGACTTTGACAGGGCACTGGAACTATTGAGGAACCATAACGATTTCACCACTTTGCAGGACAAGGAGGAACGGGACATATTGGTAGCTGCCATCGACAACCTTGTGGAGTTTGCCGCAGCAGAGGAATATACCATGATGGATGACATTCTCAAACATTCAGAAGATGAAGGCTTTGAGGATTACGAAGAAATCTGTAAAAAATACAACCTGACGTATGCGGAAACGGAAAACGAACAGGTGTTGTATGCCGCCGGAGTAGCTGGATGGTGGATAAACCGGTCTTCCGATGCATTGATTACTTATATGACACAGGGTGATGAGCGCGTGAGAGATACCCATCTGGCACTTGAAGGGCTTACTTATCCAAAGAGCAGCTTCCCTTCAGACCTTATCCCACCTATTGAGTGGGGCTGCCGTTGTTACCTGCTTTCAGACGGTAATGAGGCTTCTGCTTCCGCTTCCCTGAAGAACGACTTCCGGGAGAAAGTCAATCCGGTTTTTGCGGAGAGCCTGGCTATGAAAGGCAGGATATTCTCCGGTGCGCATCCGTACTTTACTTCTGACTTGAGGAAGCATACCCGGCTGCAAACAATTATCAAACGAATCAAAGACAAACTGTTATGCAAGAGATAAGCCTTGCTGAGTTTTGCGCGCAGTGGGTCCCGGAGGCAGGCAGACAATCCCTGACGAGCCGGCTGGCTTTCAATGCTTCGGAATTTACCACCCTTGCCGGGGCTTTCTCCAGACGTTACTTCCAGATGTCCTTCGCACAGGGCGGATTCTATGCCAGTGGTAACCGTTGGCAAGGGCGCACTTCCAAATGGGGCAAAAAGTTTACCCACCCGACTATGATTGATACGGGCAAACTGAAAGATAGTATCAAAGGCTCTTTCAAAGACAAAGACCACGGCTCCCTGAAGAAGATGCATGAGTTCGGATTCAAAAGGTTCTATGCCTATGAGATAGAAACCGATGCCGAAAGTTTCCCGGAGAAAGGAAAGAGAGGGCGCAACAGGAAAGGCAAAGGGTATGCGGCCATTCACAATACGGATGAGAAACTTTCTCCTTACACCGTCAATCAATATTCCACCCGCAAGCCTGTACAGCGGCAGTTTATCGGTTTTTCCGACAGGCTGGATGACTATATCAATGAACATTATGTACCTATCATTTTCAAGAAATTCCCATGATAAAAGACAAAGAGACCAGGAACGATACGACGGAAGATATTCCTATTGAAAAAGAGATTATTATCCCGGAGGAGGTATCGGAAAACCCTTTTGTGAACATGTATGAAGCGGTACGCCGGACCTTGCTCACTGTGCGTGAGAACCCGGATCATCTGTTAAGCCCTCCTTATTTCAAAACAATCCGGATGGACAATGGGCAGTTTGACCGGATTATCCGCTCGGACAATATGGAGTATGAGACGGCGTTTCCGGCTGTCTTTATACATTTCACCAACGTCAGATATCTGGTACAGCAACAAAGAATCGGGGAAGGCAGGGCGACAATGCGTATTCGTTTCATCCTGAATAACCTGAACAACGGCGATGACGGGATGGAGTGCGAACCCTTCCGTGTCTTCCAGCGCATCAATATGGCTATTCAGGATGCAAAAAGTTACGAACCCGCCCTGAACGAACGATGTAACCTGCTTTATTTCGACATGCCCACCACAACGAATATGTTACAGGCTTACTGGGTGGATTACGAGGTGTGGTTCCGGGAGTCTTCCGCTTGGAAATACCGCAAATGGGTAGAACGATATGTGGTCATGCCTCCCTTCACCAATCATGATGACGCACCGGAACATGACAAGGATAGCCATGGGAGCCACAAGTCGCCCGGATATTCTGAGACTTCCGGGTTTGCAGATGCCGGTGAAGGATAGAATAAACTCTTTGGGACATGCCACTCCTATACTTGGAAAAAGATTACACTGACCTTAACCTGAACTATGAATATCAACGAACTTCAACTTGTCACCGGAGAAGCCAAGCCTGGCGAGGCGGCATCCATCCGTTTCTTCGGCAAGGTAACCGCCCAGTCCACGGCGCGGTTCAATGAAGAGTTCGAGTACCTCGAAACGGTTGTCCGCCCGTCGCTTATCAGAGTGCTGATAAACAGCGAGGGCGGTTCCGTTTTACATGGTATGACAACTTATGCCACCATTCAAAATTCGACAGTAGATACCGAGTGTGTAATCGAAGGGATGGCGGCAAGCATGGGTTCGGTACTTTGGGCGGCTGGCAAACGCTCCCTGATGCGTGACTACTCCATCCTGATGATACACAATCCTTTCCTGCCATCGGCGGAAGAAGGAGAAGCCTCGGAGCTTGTCAAAGCCTTCACCCGGCAGATTGAAACGATTTACCGCAAGCGGTTTTCCCTTACAACACAGCAAGTGCAAAGTATCATGGCGGGCGAAACCGGGAAAGACGGCACCTATTTCGATGCGGCACTGGCGGTCAGCGCCGGTATCATACCTGAGAAAAACATCCTGCACACCTGCCCCCAGCTCTGTGAGAAAGTAAAGAACAGCATTTCGGGGCTGGAAGACGCGGAAGCTATCCAGAACGTAATGACAAGAATAACCGCAGAAGCCGGCAACCATACTACTCCTGCACAAAAGAATATTAACCTGAATACTATGAATGAAACAACAATCCCCTTTGAACTGGGTGCGGTAGCTGCAAGCCTGGGAATCAAGGACAAATTCGAAGTGACGGATGTCATGTCGCGTATCTCCGCGCTGATGAACGTGGAGGCGTCCCTTGCCGAAGCCAACCGGAAACTCACGGACGCGCAGACAGTCATTGCCGGCAAGGATGCCAGCATCGGCAACCTGCAAAAAGACCTGGCCGAGACGGTAGCCAAACTAAGTGTATTTGAAAAAAGAGAAGCCGATGAAAAGAAAGCGCGTATCGACAAGCTTGTCGAGGATGCCATCACGGAAGGCAAAATCGAAAAAGAGAACAAGACACAATGGGTGGAAATGGCTGGCTCCAATTACACGCTGGCTGAAAAGACACTGGCATCCATCCCCGCCCGTGAGAAGATCACCCATGAGATTGCCATCGACCCGGATAATGTGCAGGCTGCCAAGACGGCTGCCAGGACAGCGGAAGAGAAGATGGCGGAAAAAGTGAACGCCGTTGTCGGTGAGAGCTTCGAGTTCAAGAAGATGTCCTGACAACCCATTATCCAATTAACCTAAACCTTAAAACTATAAAACATGGCAGAAGCAGCTAATACGGTTTCCTTTCTCCAGAACGGCTACAACGGTGAAGTACTCGAAGACTTGCTCACCTATACCGCGCAGGGAAACGATACCTTTAAAGAGGGGCTGATACACATCAAGAGCGGTATCCAGCACAAATACACCTTACCCAGTATCCGTCTGGGCGATGTCATCCAGGATAATGTGCCTACTCCGACAAGCACCCATGGCGCCAAGGGGGAAAACGGAGAAAACGAGTATGAGTTCACTGAACGTTACCTGGTTCCGCAGGAGTTTATGGTCTACCTGGAGTTCAACCCGCGTGACTATGAGAAATACTGGAAATTCGCACAACCCGAGGGTAATTTGGTCTTCCGTGAGCTGGACCCGAAAATTCAGGCAACCATGTTGCGTTTGTTGATTGATAAAAAGAATGAATACATCGGAAGCGCTATATGGACGAGCGCAAAAGGCGGTTCGGCAGCGGCGGGAATCACTTGTCCGGCAGACTCTCTTATCATCGGACGTGGCAAGGAAAAATATTTCGACGGTGTAATCAAGCGCATCATCGACAATATCAACGCCACGGACAAGGAAACCATTGCGGGCGGTCAATGTGTACTTGCGGGCAATACCGAACTTCCGGACGGTGCGGCAGTGGAAAAGGCGCTCTATGGTATGTGGAAGAAATGTCCCAAACAAATCCGTAAGAAAGCGGGACTGACTTTTCTAATTTCATGGCAGGACTGGGATGCCTATGACCAATACGTCAGTGATAAGCTGGTGAAGTACTCCGAAAATACTGAAATCAACCGTTACCGCTTCAAAGGGAAACGCATTATTCCCCTGGTAGGCATACCTGAGCATACGATTGTTTTGGGAGAATTTACTACCGGTATGGAATCGAACCTTTGGCTGGGCGTTGATTACGCGAATGACACCGAAGTGCTGAAAGTGGACCGTCTGCAATCCAATTCAGAGCTGTTCTTCTTCCAGATGCGCATGAAAATGGACGTGAATATCGTCCGACCGGGTGAGATTGTGGTACATACCGCCTACAAGAAGGCACCCACCGCCTGAGAACCTTAATCTGAACTCTATGACAGGGGAATAGGAACACGACCTGTTCCCCTTTTTTAAACCTTAAACCTTACCCTTGACTATGGCAAAACAAATCAAACCGGAAGGAGAACTTACCACCGTACAGGAACCGGAAGTAACCACCGCTGAAACCAAGACGGAAACCGTAACCAAAAACGAACCCAGAACCCAATCCAAACCGGAGGCATACGTGCTTTCCGTGTTACAGGCTTTTCCGAACTACGAGCAGTTGTACGTGGATAAACAAGGGGGCATCTATACCCCGGACACACCGGAACACTTACGCGAAATGGCAACCCTTTACAAGAATCCCTATTTCATCCAACCTTAACCCTTAAAATCAATGTTAGGAAACGTATATATCAAGGACACGGACGGTAATATCCCTTACAGCGGGGCAACCGGTAATGAGAAAGTTACCGGCCTTCTTTTCGACGTGTCCCTGCAACCGGAGCTTTTTACAGCCGGTTACGGGAAGAATAACGAGAACAACGTCAAACTCAATGACGTGCTTTATATCACCAGCCGCAAATCAGCGGTTAAAGACTTCGGTATCATTGAACGGGTGAAAGCGACGGAAGATGAAGAAAGCAATGTGAACTTCTTCCACGGCATCCCGTACTATCATATCTCCGAATTCTTCCGCATGTCAGGCAACATTGACGGCAACGGCAGGCTGTATGTAATGTTCGCCGATTGTTCTGCGGGTTGGGATGCGGTAGATGTTATGCAGCGTGCGGCAGGCGGTACTATCAACCAGCTCGGCATCTGGACGGAACAGCCGCAATGGAAGCTTAACGGTGCCGAGGAAAAGTATAACCTGAACCTCGTCAAAGGTATCAATGACAAGGCGGTGGCTTTGGCAGAGCAGAACCAGCCGCTTTCTGTCATCCTGGCAGCTAACTGTTCCAACACCGGGGCCGATACAGCGGAAGGTCTGAAAGTGGACCTGAATAAAATCCCGACCGCTATCTGTGAATCCAGCCGTACATCAGTCGTATTCGGACAGGCATGTTCCGAATTGGTATCCACCATACAGAAATGCAATAAGAACCATACTCCGGTGGGAGTCATCGGTGCGGCACTTGGTTGTCTGGCACGGGCTAACGTACACGAGTCAATCGCCTGGGTGAAGCAGTTCAACCTGTTCAGTGACGATTTCCAGGCAATCGAACTGGGTTTCGGTGACATCAACCAGACGGCGCAGGAAGAGTTTACCAGCACGAATCTGTATGAATCACTCTCACCCACGCTGTTGGATGATTTGGACGAAAAAGGTTATATCTTTCCGATTAAGTATGCCGGATTGGAAAACGGGATTTACTTCTCCAAAGACCAGACTTGTTCTACAGGGGATTACCGTACTATTGCCCGGAACCGCACGATAAACAAGTCCCGCCGTGCTGTCCGTGCCGCCCTGCTTCCTTATGTGAACGCACCTTTGATGGTGAATCCGGCAACCGGCTTGCTCGCACCTTCAAAAATCACCGCTTTCAAGACGCTAATTTCCGATGTGCTTGCCAAGATGCAGACCGCACAAGAAATTTCCGGTTATGCGGTAACGATTGATGCCAACCAGAACGTACTTCTCAATGACACGTTGCGCATCGGATATGTTCTGGTTCCGGTAGGTGTGGCTACCAAAATTTATGTAGAAGAAGGGTTGTCACTGACAACGAAATAACCTAACCTGAAAATCTAATACAATGGCAATTATAAATAATGTAGCTTACAGTTGGAGTATGATAACGCTTGCTTCAACTGCTCTGGGAATTGACGAAGGGAGCACGACTCTGGAAGGTGTTTCCGGTATCAAGTGGAACAAAAAAAGAAAGATTGAGAGCAACTATGGCATGGGGGGGCGACCTGTGTCCCGTGGGTTTGGAAACCTTACTTATACGGCATCCATCACAATGGACTATGCTACCCAGCAGATGTTGAGAAGCACTTACGGTAGTTTGATGGATATCGGAGAGTTTGACCTTATCATTTCCTTCGCCAATCCTATGGCATCGGACGATTGGACGACAACTACCGTCACTCTGAAGGGGTGTATTTTTTCCGAAGATGCAATGGAGAGTCAACAAGATGACACGAATATCACACATGAGTACGACCTGAATCCTTTTGATATCGTTGTTGGCGGCAATAGCGATACCATCTAACAAGATAATAAACCGTACTACTATGGTACGGTTTTCTCTTTTTGTAGTTTATAGGCTTACTTATCCCCCTGAATTTATGAAGTTCAGTACTTTTAATCCAAACTCCATGAAACCGAGGGCTTATTGAAATAAAAACAGCTCTAAGGATAACCAGACACACAAAAAGAAGAAGGAGAGGGATTATTCTTTTTATCCACAATTCGTTCAAACAAAAATCTTTGAATGATAGGAAACAATGCGCCCCAAACACAAGACACCATAAAACAAAAGAAATTTGTCCTATTGCAATATTGATTTTAGATGGAGAATAACCTCCTCCTTTGCAACTAAAAATACAATCTCTAATATCAGGTCTTTCATAATTAATCAAATTTTGATATTGAAATCCCCCTATCTCAGATCCATTGATTCCAGTATTAGTTACTTCAGGGTTTACATATTTCTCATCACACTCAAAAGCATCTATAGCCCTCTCGTATCTTTCATACCACGCTTTTGAACCTTTAGCCATCATAATCCAAAGGGTAGAAAATAGGATATTAACAATACTTAAAACCAGCGCAATATTATTCAGAATATAGGTAGATACCTTTACACCATTTTCTACTTGTTCACATAACTTCATTGTAACCACTCCGTATCCAGTAAAGCATAAGATAAGTATAGTTGTTAGAAAAATTGAGCGTTGCCATAGGTGTGACAATTCAAAGTCACGACATCTCCACAGGGAATCCCGTATATCTTTTGCCGTAATTTTTGAATTAATAATAATTTCCTGTGCATCAGATGCACCTTTTTCTACGGATTTATTAACTTCATGTGTAACATTGGGTTGCGATGAAGATTCATCCACAGAACCGGTAGTTTTAGGATTCAATGATTGTTGCATTTGCTGTTTCCTCCTTACTTTATGATGTTTCTTTTTCTTTTTGTTCTTCATTATACTTGGCAAGCGATATAATTTGTGCCTGTAAAGTTATCATATCCCATTCAAAGTAACTAATAAATTTCAATAAAATCATCCGACTATGTGGAACTTGCCAACAACCGCATCCGGAAGGAATCGGAATCCTGATTCAACTTTTCTAAACCCCGTCCCCCTATACTTGGGAAAAGAACATCAATCAATTTATAACCCACTTTTATGGAAGACCAATCACTCACTCTCCAACAGGAAACCGAAATCAAGGAAAAAGCTGAAAAACTCAAAGCGGAAAAGAAACTGAGAAAAATCTACCCTCTTGTCGTGTTCGGTGACACCTCCTGTGGAGAAAAAGAGGTATATGTTGCCTACATGTCGGAGCCCAGCTTTCCCCAATTCAGTAAATTCATGGCCGCCTCCAAGAAAGACGAGGTAATGGCAATGAAAACGCTTGCCAAAGACTGTTTTGTCGATGGCGACAAAGAGCTGGTGGATGACGAGAGCCTGTTCCTCTTCGGCCTGATGGGGCAGCTTTCTGAAATCATCTCCACCCGCCAAAGCACTCTGGTAAATTTATAACCCGCTGGGAAGTACATGACGACCAACGTATCCGGCAACGGTTGATTTATGTCCGTCACTACTTTCCCGGCGTAAACTTAGACACCATTGATGACGAAGAATTTGCCATGCTATCGGAAGACGCTCTCTGGCTGCATTACCAGATGATGATTACGAGGACCGCCAATGCCACACTGTCTGCCTGATTCATCACCTGTACGTTTTTTTCTTGTTCTCTCATTTTATTCTTCATTACTCTTATTTGTTTTTCCCTGCCGTTCATTACAAGCGGCAGGGTTTTTCTTTTTAATCGTACGTTCTCCTTTTAGCCTATTCTTACCCGTCTAACCATCTATCCGCATTATGTCCCAAGTCAAAGATTATCAGGTAAATTACAGTATCAACGTCACCGCCACCGAAGGCGTGCAGGAAGTCGAGCGATTCGCCAAAGCGATGAAACAGCTTAGTGACGCTCGCAGTAATTTCATGCCGGCTGTCAATAGTGTCAATGACATGATGCAGCACATTGACAAAGTGTTCCGTCCCAAAGGCAGGAAGCGGGATTATACTTATAAATTCGACATCGATACCAGTAAGAGTGAGAAGAAGCTGGGTAATATCAAGACTCTGCTGACAGAGATCAAGGAACTGGCAGACGGCATCAACGTGGTCATCAATGCCGGACAGAAGCTCGATACCAATACCATACGTTCACAAGCAAAGGCGCTGACGGGCAAGAAGGAACTGGAAGCACAGAAGAAAAGCATCCGCAAAACCGCCTCCGAATCCCTGAAAACGGTCAATGAGAAACAGCGGGAAGTTACCGGTGTGATCGGCAAAATCAACTCCGCCCTTACCAGCCTTGAAACCGGACGGGAAATTAACATCAGGACAGACATAGCCAAAAACCGCCTGACAGAAATACTCGGTCTTCTCAGGCAGATTAAGACGGCATCCAATATCAATATGCCCTTCCAAATGGGTAACGGTAATGGCAAAGTAACGCAACCCGCTGCCACCCACGTATTCCAGGCCGGTTCCATCCTGACGGACAAAGTGTGGGAGCGGCAGCAGAAACAGTATAGTAAAGCAAGCGAAGCCTGCATGATTCGGGAAATAGAAGCACGTCAGGAAGCGGAACACCGGCAGAACATACAGAAGAAAAAGGATGCTTTCAGGCGTACGAACGAGTGGCTGGAACGTAGGGCAAAGAATTACGAATACTACGAAAAGGCGAAGGTAGAGCGTATCCTGCGTCAGGAACGGGAGCAGGAACGCCGGGACAAACGTGAAGCCGCCCAAGCCGCCCGCCTGCAACGGGAACAGGAACGGCAGCAGAAACGTAATGCCACCCACTCTGTACGAAATATGCAGAGACAGGTTGCCGCAGGTGAAAGTGCATACGGGAGCAAACGACGCGCGGCTATTAACCGCCTTCAGTACAGTCGCCGTCCTTCCATACGCAACCTGCCACTGGTAAACATGTTCAATGCTTACATGGCTTACAGCTTTGTCAAGTCCGAACTATCCTCGGCGGTGGATTACAGTAATATCATGGAATCCGCCCGTAGTATCCTCAAAGTGGCGGACAGTGACCTTTCCACCTTTGAGACACGCTTCCAACAAATGTCCTATAACGTGCGGCAGATCGGTGTAGACACCAAATTCACCGCTGTGGAAATCGCTTCCGCCGCTAAGTTTCTTGCTATGGCGGGGATGGATATTGCCACCATCAACGCCTCTATGCGCCCGATCACCAATCTGGCGCTCATCGGGGACAACGACGTAGGACTGATAGCCGATTTGACAACCAATATCATGTCCGGCTACAATATCAATAGCGGCAGTATGGGTGCCGTTGCGGATATTATCACCTCTACCATCTCCCGTGCGAACGTGAACGTGGTCGAGATGGCGGAAAGCTTCAAGATGGCGGCGGGCTATCTGAAGCTCTCCGGCGTGGACTTTTCCGAAGCTTCGGCAGCCATCGGTATTCTCGGCAATGCGGGCATGAAAGGCACCATGGCGGGAACTGCCCTGCGTGCGATGTCCACCCGCTTCGCCAAACCCACCAAACAGGCGGAAGCTACGTTGGACAGGCTCGGTGTCAAGTTTACCCAATTCACGGAAATAGCGGGCAAAAAAGTAGAAAAGCTTCGTCCGCTGGCAGAGATTTTCAAGGACCTGCATGACGCCGGAGCAAGCCTGGAGGACATGATCGCCATTTTCTCGAAGATCGGTGGTAACGCGGCAATGCAATTCGTGGTTAATTATGACAAACTCCGGGTGCTTACCACCCAGAACCGTGCCAGCCATGGTATCTCGGAAGAGCTGGCGCTTGTCAAGCAGAATACAACCAAAGGACTTTGGGCACAGGTGACATCCACCCTTTCAGAAAGCTTTATGCAGGCTTATGAAGTAGTAGAGCCCATCATAAAGAGCGTATTAAAGGATTTTCTTACCAAGTTCAAAGCTCCTGAATTTGCCCGCGGCATTGCCTCTATCGGACGTGCGCTATTGGATGTCTGTTCCGTGCTGGCAAATCTCGGCACGTGGATGGCACGTAACTTTCATTGGATAGAACCGCTGTTGTTCACCGGCTTCGTAGCCACCCGTATCTTCAAGCTTGCCGGCGCTGTGACAAACTTAGGAGTAGCCATCGGCTTTATCGGCAAACAGTCTGTCGCATCCTCCACGCTCCAGTTGATCGCTTCCCTGACTGGTGGAGGTGGTGCCATCAGAGCCTTGTCCTTTGCAAACAAGCGCAGTATCGTAACCGCCCTGCGTGGTGCGGGAATTGCAGGCAAAGGAGCCATGATGCGGGTACTTGCTTCCACCGGAATGACAGGAGCAGGCGGACTGGCCGCACGTACCGCCTTTACGTCCCTTTTTGCCAATCAGGTAGCGACCGGAACGGGGATTACGGGAGCTGCCGCTTCTTTATCCGCTATGGGTGCGGGTGCTGTGGCGGCCACCGCGGGTATTGCCGTTCTGATCGGTGCGTTGGGGTGGGTAGCTTACAAGACATGGCAGGTGAAGAAAGCCAAGGATGCCGTGCTGGAAGAAGTCAATTCCAACGAGAAATACCACTATCCTTCCATAGACGCCTTACATAAGTCACTCCGGGATACTTACCTTCAGGCATTGAAGACCAAAGAGGCGGTAGCAAACGTGACGGAAGGCAAGACGCTGGAAGAAGAATCCGGACAGAAAATCGGGGCGTTCACAAGCGAATGGTGGAGGGCATTGCTCTCCGGCATGGCAGCCTCGCAGACCCATTCGGCACCCACTTATACATACGATGACGCCTACCAGAAAAATACGAAGGATGCTATCAATATCATCGCCCGCAAGAGCGGGCAGCAACAGATAAACTCCGCCTATGCGGAGCTGGGCAAGCTTTCCAATGCCTCTGAGGTAAGCGCTTTCATAAAAAATATCGACCATAACTACAAGTACAACCCCAAGCTGCTGGACAAGAGCCTGTACACTTTCCAAAACGGGAAGGTGATGTACAATTCCGGCATGGACAAGATTACCGCCCGTCAGGCAGCGCAAACCCCGACTTTCGCCGGTTACCAGAATAGCGAGGTAGTGCGCTCCATCCGTGTAGGTGCGGAAAGCTACCTGGATGCCCTCCGGTCACAATCGGGTGCGATGAAAAGACTTCGGGAAAGCGGATTCAGTTTCTCCGAACTGGGCAAGGAAGGGTTCTATATGAAGGAGGGGAAATGGCTACAGAAAGAACCCGGAAAAAATGCGACCGAAGAAGAGGTCAGTGACATCATAGCCGCCAGGCAGCGTGTACAAGGCAGGCTGATCGAAATGATGAAAACACTTCGGGAAAAGTATGGCGGTAGCGAGCAGATAGCGGAAAACATCATCAAAAAAGCAGGATTCGACGCATCGCTTTACGCCAACGAACCGGGGTATAACGACAATCCCAACGATACGCTCCGGATAACTACCGACGGGGCTGATGACGGTATGGCAGGCGGGAATTACAGTGGCACAGGCAAGCTTTCTTCAGCCGCCCCTAAACAGGTCATCGTACAAATCACTAATCTTCTGAGCGTGGGAACTATTGACCTCCTGAAATCCCCCGAAGGACAACAGGACGAAATAAAAGACCTGAAGGAACAACTGGCACAGGCGCTTATTGATGTCGTCCATGATTTTGACGCTTCATGGAACGCCTAAAATTCACAGAATAAAAAATTAACCTATGAGCAGACTAATTAATATCGGTGTAAGCAGTATTCTAAGCGGCGGCATTATTGGCAGCGGCAGTGCGGAAAACTATGTGAGCGATACAGCCCGCCGTGCCCTGGGAATGGGATTGTCGCAGTTTGCAGACGGACAGGTACAATACTTTAGCAAGGACAAGCAAATCCTTAAACGTGCGCTCGTCCAGACTACATCCCAGCTTGCCTACGGGATGCTTCGCTCTTATCCCAGATACCTAAAATACTGGGAACAGAAAGAGAGGGACAAGTACCTGCAAACAAAGTCCCAGACCAGCATCGCCAATAAAACGGGGCAATACTACCAACTAATCAGTGAGCAGCAGGCAGTTGCCAAAAAGAAGAACTATTCCGATACGATTGCGGGCAATGTCGTTCCTGATTATCTGGAGCTTTCCATCGGTGCGGAAGGGATGTATTTTGATACCGGGACAATGAAAATCGAAACCAATTCCAAATACGGGCTGGTTACGTTTGCCGACCTTCAGCCGCATGTGCAGGTAAGCAGCAGGAATAACATTGTCCTGACTACCGTGCAGGGGCGTGACTATACCCGTAAGGAGTTTGTTTCCGGAGGTGACCTGGAAATAAATATCAGTGGCAAGATTACCAGCAAATACCCCGATGTGTACCCGGAAGCCGAAGTCAGCAAATTCCTGAAGCTGATGCAGTACAAGGGCGTAATAGAATGTGACAATACCATTCTTCGCCAGTTCAGGATTGACAAGCTGATTGTGCTCAGCTACTCTTTCCCGGCAAGCGACTGCCGCAATATCCAGCCCTATACGCTTTCCTGCGTGGCGGTAGAACCTTCCGAGGCGGTAGAGCTTAAACTGGCATCGGAAGAAAAGGTGGATACCGCCATCAAGCATACGAATAAATGGATGAAGCTGGTTCAATTCGGAACCAAAGTCGTAGATCCTTCTTCACTCTTAACCCTGACAAAGCAATGGCTGTAAACACCCTGAACGTACTTTGCTGTAAGATAACCATCGGAGACGCCGACCCGTCTAACCCGATGGCGATTCAGCGTCCGGTTGTCCTGACCGAAGTACAGGAGATAGAGATTGTGGAAACCTATAAGAAACTGATAGGAACCGCCAAAGTGATATTCCCAAAAGGGACGGTTTACAGAAGTACCATTATCGGTAATGCCACGCTGGAAGGAAAAGACGCTTCACGCATCACTACGGAGGTGATGGAGGACGGAATAATCATTGAAAAGAGAAGTTCCCAGGCGGCTGTCGGAAAAGACACATTCAAGACCGGGCAGAGAATCAATATCAAACTCGGATACGACGGTGTACTCAAAAACATGTTCGACGGTTATATCACTGCCTATAATTCCGACAACCTGTTCGAACTTCAATGCGAGAACATGGCTTACAAGCTTAAACTCAAACAGGCTCCCAAGTTTGAGACACCGCTATCCACCAAAGTAAATGATGTGCTGGGGGATAAATACAACCTTCTCAAAGACACAGGATTTGAAATACATTCTGAAACCAAACGGTTCGACATCCATATCGGCAAGGTCAAGATTACGGATAACTTCACGGTCGCCGACGTATTGAGCGACTGGAGTAAGTACAAGGTCTATTGTTTCCTGAAGTATGATGAGAATTCTCCGGATGCCATGCCCCGGATTGCCGTTGGCCGTCCGTATTCATCCTCCAAGGCACAACCGTCCTTTCCGGGTAGCGATAGCGTGATACCTTATAAGATATACTTCAACTACCATGTAGCGGAAAGTAACCTGAAAGTCCTGAAGGTGGACCCTAAATTTTTAGCCGTTACCGCCAAAGCATTGGGAGCGGATGAGAAGTTCTTCGAGGTGACGGTACGCTTGAATCCCGATTATGATGCAAGCAAAACCGGAAGCAAGGAGTTCCAGACGATCAACGCCACACAAATCAGTAAAAAGACACATAAACTGACAGGAAATACGACGGCATCGGGCGCAGGCACAAAAACAAAGGTGGATTTAAGCACATATACGGTCGTGCCCTACATGTCACCGAACATGAGAATAAATTCGGATAAACTGGTGGAGGAAGCCATTGAATATTTCAAGGGCTACAACCTGAACGGGATAACCGGTAGCGTTACCCTTTTCGGTGACTTCGGACTGCCCTCTGCCGTTCAGGTTGAATTGATTGACGACCGGAATCCGAGCAAGAACGGAGTATATATCGTGGAAGAGGTGAAAACAACTTTCTCAACCAAAGGATACAGGCAGGTCATAAAAATACCTTATCGCGTAAAATAACCAAAAAAACACAGAATCATGGAAAAGACAAGTAACGGCAGCCGGCAAATGATAGCCGAGGCTATCCGAAAAATAGCGTTGGGACGGAGTATGGAGCGCATCGACATGTCTCCAGGAGGAACAAGCGGCATCGGTACGGCGCGTATGATTCACGGGTATGTTGCCAAGGTGCATGATGACCCGGGTGAAAGCGAATACGAAGAATATGCCGGTACGATTGACGTGGGCGAGTTTCCGGACGAGACGGCATCTTCCGAACCGGTTATTCACAAAGGGGTATTGCTTGCCGGACTCAAAGATAACTCCGGCGGGTTCTTGATAGTCCCTACCTTATTCTCGGATGTAACCATCGTGACGGACGCCGCAACGAAGTATGCCTACGTGCTGAACTATTCCCATGCAAAGGTTATCCAACTCAGTTCCCATGAAGAAACCATTATCGGAGTCACAGAGACGGAAGAACTCGATGCAGAAAGCAATGACTCTCCGGATTATGACAAACTGGCAAAGACCGGCAACGAGAGTTGCACCAGATATACCGCAGAGAAGATAACCACCACTGTAAAGAACAAGGACGGCAAAGAAACCGTACAAACTCTGGAACCGGAGCTCATTAGTCAAAAGGTGGACAAGTCCGAAGTAACGCAGACAACCGATAAGATTCAGCAAAAAGTGGGAAGCACCACCGTAACTCTTGCCGATAAAAAAGTAACCCTTGGTGATGAGAACGCGACAGAACCACTGGTGTTGGGCAACCAGCTGGCACAACTGATGTTGGAGTTTATCACCGAGTGTTCCAAGATTACAACACCTACATTAATGGGAACGATGCCTGCTATCAATGTGCCGAACTTTGCTTCACTGACTTCCAAGATACAAAATTTCCTCTCTAAGACCTCTTATACAAAATGATAGAACTTTTACCCGGTATCGGAGAATTGGACAAAGACAGTCTCTGTTATTCCATCTATTCCCAACTATACCACAACTTCTTTTACGCGCAGGATGCCGGGACAGTCACTGAAGGCGACCAGACCTCCATCCGCTTGCGTAATACGGCTTATAACTTTGCCAGTGCCATTGCGTCGGGAGTAACCGGTGAAGGCGGCACAGGCAGTGGCAGTGCCTTTTTGGGTTATCTGAAGAAGAGCGGAGGCGATATGAGCGGTCTGTTACGTGCGGATAACGGGTTTGAAGCCGGAATAGCCAATGGGCGTATCCTACATATATATAAGATAGAAGAAGAGCGGGGCGTTATCGTTTCCGGTAACCTGAAAGTAGGCGGAAATAATTTCTATTTGGCGGGTAAACAAATACTCCGGTATGATTCCGAAACCCATACCGCTACATTGGAAAGCACGCGCATTGATTTCGGAAGCTCTCTTCTGCACACATCCGGCGAACTTCTTATCGGAGCGGACAGGGAGACAGGTGTCTACCTGACACCCGCACTGTTGCAGGTCGGTGGTAAAAATGTGTATCATGCGGGCAATGCCAACCGGACGGACATTTCATGGAACATGTTGGACGCTTCTGTTTCCGGCAAGCTTCAAGTAACGGGAATTGCAGATATAAAAGGTATCCTGACAGCGGAGCAAGGTGTCAATCTGGGCGCAGACGGTAAGACTGTTCTCTCTATCCATTCCGATACGGCTAACCTTAGCGGCTACCTTTCTTTTTCCCAAGGCTACGGTATAAAAATCAACAACCTGCCTGTCCTTACACGCCTGAACGGGAAAGACATCCTGCTTGCGGCAGCGGGTGGAGATTTGTTGCTGGGTAGTGAAAACACTGATAAAATCCGTTTGCAGTCCGGTTTATGGGATATTGACGGCGATACGGCGCTTATCAGTAAGTACGGCGCTGCCTGTTTCCCCGGTTCACTTACCGTCAGGCATAACTACGGAGATGACCTGCTTTCATCCTATCGCGAAGATCATTCGAACGAAGGGATTGTCATCCATAAACGACTAAGGATGGGCAATTCCATGGGGGCTTATATTTATGGTAAAGACGATGCGCTTCATTTTGCTTCGAGGGTTTACCGCACAAACAGTGAGAACGGCCAGACTGTTCCATACCCTTATGAAACCGCTTTTTCATTTGTCCCTTCCACCAGCCTTTACAAACGGCAGGACCGTTATTCGGACACCTTCTTTCTGGCTACTGATGCCGACTTCTTCGGCTTGAACAAACCGTTGGAAGCGTCCGGGCACATCGGTATTGACGGTTCCTTCACCCGGCTGGCGGACAAGATGCTATTCTTCAGCGCAGAGAGCTATTTGCTTTCCGCGGCAAACGGCATCCGGTACTATGGGGATGCGTACTTTATGGGCGGCATCAGCAGCGAACGTTTCTCTTCAGGCTTTGCAGGTTCCGGCTGGGCAATCCTGAAGAACAAGACTACGGGTAGCATACAGGCTACCTTCGACGAGGTTGTCGTTCGCAAGAAAATGCGCGTCTATGAGCTGGAAGTCCAGAAAATTTCCGCCACGAACGGTTCACTCTGGGTGAGTGACAGTTGCAGCGGCGATACGGTAATCCCTCTTTAATCCAATCTTTTAACTATGTCTCTACTGAATTACAACAAATACAAGATATGCATTTCCCCCAAGTCCGCCAAAAGACAAGGACTCCGCATGGGGGATGTGGTAAGGCGGCAGTATTTCGACGGGAAGTATGTCGTGTACTCCCTGATGACCGTGCTGGAAACGGGCATAGACACGATTACTACATTGGAAGGGGAAGAACAGGAATCCGCCTATTTTATAGGGGCTTTGCTGGATGGAGATGTACCTCAAAACGGGCAGATACTCGACTTTGTACGGGTAACCAACCTTTTCGATGAAGACCGCAGCGGTGCGATGTACCTGACTGCATCGGACAGCGAATCTCCTTACATGGATATTATCGATGGCATGGTGCAGGAGAAATCCCTGTGTTATCCCCGGGGTGATAATTCCTGCCGACACATGCTCACCCCCGGAGGAATACTTTCCGGAGAATACCTGCCCTATAAGGACGGTTGCAACCGGGTATTCAGAATCCTTCGTAACGGAATACCGCTACAGGAAAAATGCGGACTGGAACAGACGATAGGCAAAGGGCTTGAGAATCCGGAAAGGATTATCATTTCTTATAAAATACGTGCTTCCGGGGATTTTCCGGCACTCCCTTTTTCTTTAGGATATGCTGACGGATCTGAAACAGACGGAAGCGGAACGGTGGCGGTTTCAACGGGGTGGCAGTATAAACTTACTGTCATCACCATAGATTATCTGCCCGGATACGAACGGAGTTTCAAGTTGGATTTATCTGACCTGGTACCGGGCGACTGGTGCGAGATAGCCGAACTGAACATCATCCGGCTTTCAGATATAGCCACCTTTTCAGACTCCACTAAGGCGCGTGTGGGTAAAGTGCAGGGAATTATCGACCCGACCTTCGGGCAGTTGGAAGGTTACGGCGCCTACTTCCAACGGCTCTATGCGACACGGGATGTAAACATAGCCGGTACGCTGACAGCCGGTGACGAGACGGGTTTTGCCAGTACCTTTTATGTAGGGCGCATCCACAAGAATTGCTTGATAAATTCATCAAGCGGTAATTTCGGGCGACCTGTGGAAACAGCAGGCCGCGAACAACCGCCTGCCGGTATTGGAGATGTCTTCCTGATTCCTGCCGGAGGTGTTACGCTAATTGCCCAAACACAAAGCTGGGCAGAGACACATCAGGGAGAGAAGTACTGCTTCTCATTTTGGGCAAAAGGGACACCCGGTACTTTGGTTGTTTCCCAGAACGGGCACCCGTTGCAGGAAATAGAAATAGAAAACCAATGGAACCGTTATCATATACCCTTTGTCATTCGCAATGAAGAGCCGGAGGAGCTACTGATAGAAATTGCCGCGGATAGAACCGGAGCCATGTTCTGCTCCGCCCAGCTTGAAAAGGGGGAACGGGCAACGCTCTACCAGGCAACGGACGGCAAGCTGGCGGATACGGATGAGTATGGGGCATGGTTTGCAAGGGGTGGCATCGGAGGCACGATACAGAACCCGCTCCTTAAACTCAATGCGGACGGCTCCATCTCTGCCGGTGACGGTTCATTCGTTATCAACCGCGACGGTACGGGCTACTTTGCGGAAGGACGGTTCAAGTGGACAAAGGATACCATCACTTTACAGGACGTTACTATCCGTTGGGAAGATTTCGACGACCAGGCAAAAGAAAACCTGCTTACCAAATATGTGGCGATCAACGGGACAAACCTCTTTCATTATGCGGACGCCCTTCAGGAAGACGCCTGCGAACCAGCGGAAATCACTCTCTTTGCCACCGAGTATAACTTTACCGCGACGACGAGAAGATGGCAATACCTGGCAACTGACGAAAGTTGGAAGGATATTTCCGGAACCAGTTCAGACTTTTTCAAGCTGCTTCCCGGCTCTCACCTTTGGGAAGGCAGGGACGTATTAACACTAAGATATAAAGCTGTACTGGATGAAGCCGAATACTTCGAAACTTATACTGTCTCTAAACAATACGACGGAGCCGACAACTATTCCGTCTATATTGCTTCGGCTAATGGCAATGTGTTTCGCAACGGTGTCATTTCCACCACCTTGTCCGCTCGGGTATTCAAAGGCGGGGAAGATATAACCCACCTGATACCGGACAAGAATTTTCTTTGGACACGTGCCGGAAATGACACGGCGGATGACGTTCTCTGGAACTCAGTCTCCCATACCGGCAGGACTCTGGAAATAACCGGGAAAGATGTCTATCGCAAAGCGGTATTTGACTGTGAAGTAATTATTTCAACCCAATAACTTAAAATCGAATCACTATGGCTATTAAAGTAGCAAGAGGGCAAGTCACCATTATCGACCAAAACGATGCCGTCTCCATTCAGGCATTTATCGGTTCCAACCAACCCCTTACACAGGTATATAATAAAGATACGAACGTTTACGTTCCGAACTGGACGGCATCGCCGTATCTGGTTCTCACCCCTTCCTTATTTGTCAGTGGCAAAGGTGCGACCGACCAGATTACAACGGTCGGTAATGCGGCAGCTCTCACTCCCGGCATCAAGTCCGGCAGTGCGAAATGGACAAAGAACGGGACAACCGTTACCTCCGGACAAGATAGCTGCACCATCGGGGCGGCATCCGCCAGGTACGCCTTGACAATCAAGGCGAACCACATGAACGTGAGCGTACCGCAGGCACGGTATGGGTTTGAAGCCATTTACATCGACGCCAACGGGCTGGAGATTCCCTTCCGTGCGGAAATCCAGCTCACGCAGCACCTGAGTGCGGGCGCGACTATCGTGGCGGTAGCTTATGCGCCGGATGGTGTCATTTTCCGCAATGAAGAAGTAAGCAACCTGAAAGCACACTGTGACATGTGGCGCGGGGCCACTATTGACAATACGAATATCACCTACGCCTGGGGTATCAAGGATTCTTCCGTGTTCGCACCGACCACCATTACCGCAGCTGTGGCAAAGGGTGCCACCACAATAACGGTTGGCAATATCTCCAACATGGAAGCGGGCGGAAAGATAACAGTCGCCTCGGCATCATACACGATTTCTGCTGTGAACACCGGTACCAAAGTGGTTACGCTCACTTCCGGATTAAGCGCCGCAGCCGCCTCGGGAGCATCCGTTTCCTGCCCGTATTATAATTCCATGCTGGGTGCGAGCTGGTCTTGCCTGACCTCTTCCAACCCCAAAGGTGTTACAGCAGGATGGACGACCAACGAAATCACGATCACCGCGGATGCGGTGCTGAATTTTGAAACATTCAAGTGCGCCATTAAAGACACGGACACTTCCGCAGGCAACGCTTCGGCAAACAAAGTGGTCTGTGATATTATTTCTTTCTCGGACATGTCCGACCCCATTACCGTACATATTGCCAGCCAGAAAGGATTCACCATCAAGAATAACCTGAACGATGTGGATGCCAAAGCCATCCTGTACCGGGGCGGTGATGAGTTGGACAGTGCGGGAACAACATATACTTATACCTGGAAACTCTGGAATTCGGCGGGCACGACGGTCGTAAGAACCTATACCGGAAAAACCGTAACGGTGTCCAAGGCGGATGTGACGGGAAGGGGTGTTCTTATGTGTGAAATTTCCAAATAGATGCTATATGGTAGTTTGATGTTTTTTTAAGGCGGTGTCATACCGCCTTTTCCCGTTTATTCCCTATTCTACCTTAGACTAAACCTTAACCAATGGAAAAACAACTGATCGCACGGGGACAAGCAACCATCCTCGTACAAAAAGACTCCTACACCATTCACCAGTCCGTCGGTGACTATATCTTTCCGGCAAACAATAACGGTACCCTTTCACAGGCGGTCACTTTCAGTTCCGTTATCAAGGTGACACTAGGAGATGATAACCTGACGAATTTCAGTATCGGAACCGTTACCAAACCTGCCGGATTCTCCGCCATCACCGTGAACAACACGAACAAGACGGTTACCTACTCGGTTACCGCTGGCACGACTACGATGGCGGACAGCGGGCTGGTGACAATTCCGGTAGTTATTGCCGGACAGACTTTTAATATAACCTTCTCTTATGCCAAGGCAAAAACCGGAGCGGCTGGCGTTGATTCTAATATGCTCGACTGGGTGAAGGACTGGAATGGCGGCAAGACAGTGATAGGTTCCCAGTCCGTTATCACTCCTAAGATATTTGCAGGTGTAAAGAACAGTAACAATACTATTACCGGAATTGCTATCGGTAAATTTCCTTTGAGTACGGTCAACTCATCCGGAGTGGTTGCCACAGAGACAATCAATGGCATCTACGGGTTCAAGGACGGGTACAAGACATTTGCTATTGATACCACGGGAAGTGTCCTATTGGGCAAGGGCAACCAGTTCATCCGTTACAACCCGGCAAACGGGAAGATAGAATTCGGTTCGGAGGTGACGCTTAACTGGGTGAACGCCATCAATGCCGCCAAGACGGAAGCGATCAATTCCGCGGCATCTACTGCGCAGGCGAAAGCGGACGCAGCGAAGAACGCGGCGATTGCCGCTGCCGCTACGGATGCAACCAATAAAGTGGGCGCCATTAGGGTAGCCGGACGTAACTATATCCGAAACAGTAATTTCACCACCGCATTGACAGGCATAACAGCGGAAGGAACAAGCATATCCATTGATACGGGCACTCTTTATAATAATTACAGGACACTGAAAGTTATTCAGAATACCGCCTGTACGGACAGCAATGCAGCCAGCCAGCGCACTTACTTTACAAGTATCAACAGCCGGGTATGCGCTCCGGCAAGTTTTTCCATGTATGTCAAAGGGACGGTAGCCTCGGTTATGAAGATACGTATCGGCGGTACAGGTATCCGGACGATGAATATCACAACCGCATGGCAGCGTATTGTCCTAGAGAACATCACGCCTACATCCGCAGTAGTTCTTTTCGGTTTTCAAACTGTAGGGACATACTGGTGTGCCCTTCCCATGCTGGTTGAAGGCAGTAAGGCCGTAGACTGGAGCCCGTCGCCCGAAGACTTGTTCACCGGTATCACTGATGCAAAGAAAGCCGGAGCGGATGCCCGAACGGTTGCCGACGCCATCACGAGCAAAGCAAATACAGAGGGCTGGGCAACCAAGCTCACCTACATAGGTTCCACAGGCATTTTTACGGGAACGCTGTCCGCCAATACGGTGAACACCGTCCGCATCAATGCTTCCCAGATTACTGCCGGAACGATTGACGCAGCACGTATCAACGTGGCGGCATTGAAAACATCGCTGATCACGGCAGGTAACATCGAGGCATTGACGCTGAATGTGGTACGTGGTAAGATCGGCGGCTGGAGCATTGATGCGGACAGCATATACAGGGGAACCAAAAACAATACCGCCGGGGCATATACAGGAACTTCGGGGGCTATCACCATCGGGTCAAACGGTATGCGGGGATTCAAATGGAGGTTGGACGCGACAGGTGCGGGTGCCGTTGCCGGTGGGAACATCAGCTGGGACGCGGCGGGGAATGTCACATTCGGTTCTTCAGTTGTTTTGAACTGGAGTACGCCTATTAACAATATTACTACGGCACTGGGCGGAATTTCATTTCCTAAACTGACCAGGATATCATCCACGGGTATTTACACGGGCACACTGACTGCCGCACAGGTGAATGCGGTTGCGATCAATGCCGGGAGCATTACCACAGGCACACTCAGTGCGGACAGAATAGGCTCCAAAGCGATTACTGCCGCCAAGATTGCCGCCGGCACGATCACTGCGGCTGAAATCAATGTGGCAAGTATCCAGGCATCCGTCGTTACAGCAACCGCTGTCAATGGTCTGACATGTACATTCAACAAGGGAACGATAGCCGGTTGGAATATCAATACGAGCCAGATTTATAAAAACAACGTATATTTGGGTGCGGACGGTTCAATAACAAACAGCACGAAATGGAGACTCAACAATGATGGCTCGGGTCAAATAGCGAACGGAAATATCAGTTGGAACGTCACGGGAACGGTGACTTTCGGGACATCCGTCTCCCTGCAATGGAAGAACGACATTGAAAGTGCCAAAACTACGAACTACGGATACCGGTATTATAAGAGAATCATCGTGAAGGGTAACTCTGGGACCTATTACCCTGTTGTCTTCAAAGGCGGTGACCAGACGATAAAAAGGGATATTCTTATACGACGGAGCTACAGTGAACAGGCGCCGACAGACTGGGATAATAACAGTACCACACACAAAGGTGGTCTGAGCCTGTTGGTGAAAGTGAACTTCGGAGGTTGGGGCGGTGCATCTTATTCATGGGACATCTATGAACTCTCGGAAGTCTATTCACGTATGTTTGCCGGTGCCGCTTATTGCGGTAATTACTGCATGTTCGCTGTTTATCTCCGTGGCGGGGGCGATGGCGGAGCCGTTTACCATCTGTATTCTGACCAACCGATTGAGAGTACCCACTACAGTCCTTCACCCATTCCGCCGGCACCTCAGATCGCATATAATACCGACCGTATTTTTCAAAGTGACACCACTACGGCAAATGCTCCGGCACCCCGTACCTTAACGGCTGCTGTGGAAGAGGAAATCCGCCGCCATCGTTTCATCGGCCTGGCACAAGGAAACGACACCACCCTGAAAGCGCATCCCCTGACTTACATCGGTTCAACGGGTATCTACACGGGGATACTTACGGCCAACCAGGTGAATGCGGTGGCTATCAATGCTTCCAGTATTACCACAGGTACGCTCAGTGGCGACAGGATAGCTGCGGGAAGCATCACTTCTACGAAGCTGGATGCGACGAGCATTAAAGCAAATATCATTAACACGGCTTATATCAATGGTTTATCCTGCACATTTGTACGGGGAACCATCGGAAGTTTTACAATCACGGCAGACCGGCTTTATGATTCAGGCAAACGGTTGGTATTACAGGCGGGAAGTTCACGGCGCATGGGGATATGCAAGACTGCCAACGCCACTATCGGCGGAGGAGTAGCTTGTGTGATGCTCTATTACAATTCCGATACTGACTGGGGATTATACGGACATAACGGTTCGGCAGAAGTATTCAGGTTGGGTTCTATCAATACGATAGCCGGATGGAATATCAATGCGAGCCAGATTTATAAGAACAACGTCTATTTGGGAAGTGACGGCTCTATCACAAATTCTACCAAATGGAAATTCAATAATGACGGTTCGGGACAAATCGCCAATGGAAACATCAGTTGGAGCGCTGCGGGAACCGTTACCTTCGGTTCTTCCGTGTCCCTGAACTGGACAAACGCGGCAACAAACGCATTGAACTCGGCAAAGTCTTATGCTGATACCAAAAAGACGGAAGCAGTCAATGCGGCGGCTACCGATGCAACAACGAAGGCAAATGCAGCCAAAGAGTTAGCCGCCGCGATGGCATTCGGCAAGATGCTGTACCGCGACCCGGAGTTCAGGAATGGAAATAACAATGCCAAGGTGTACAATAATAGCGGGAACGGAACCGTGACAATCACCCGAACCGGATTATCCAGCGCCCCGAACGATAGTAAAACGGTTCTGGAAATAAGAACAACCGGTACTGCATCTCCGGGTAACGGCGGCTTTCATTTCGGTACGACGTGCTCAAACCGAAAAGTATTTATCACCCGTATTATTGCCAAAATCCCGACGGGACGAAATCTGGAATGGGCTACGAACAGCATCGGAACAGGTGGGACAAACAAATGGCTGACGTCCAATGCAGGTACAGGTGACTGGCAGGAATATATCCACAAGGTGACTTGCGGGACGGCAAACTTCTCGTCCACACATTTCTTCTATATAAATGGTGCGCAGGGGACTACCGCATCCCCATTGGCGTGGCATGTGGCGTATGCCACCGTATTCGATACGACTGCTTCAGAACGGTATACCACCACTATTGACGCCAGCGGTGTTTACACCGGAACAATACGTGCCGGTCAGGTACTTATCGACAGCGCCCTTGTCGTGGGCGGCAGTTCCTATAACGGCAGCATCTCGGTACGTGACGCGGGCAACAACGTGATGGCAACGCTTGACCGTTCGGGGATAACTGCTGTAGCCGGCAATATTGGAGGATGGCTAATCAAATCGGGGGCTATTTCCGCAACCACTCCCGCCGGAGGGCACCGGGTATTTCTGACTTCATCAGGGTATTTATATAATGATGACGGTAGTCAGGACTACTGGGGATTACGTTCTGACGGTGCAGCAACCTTTGGACATGGTAAAGTCTTTTTCGATAATGACGGTTCCGGATATGTAGCTGACCAGAATATTAAATGGGACACAAAGGGCAATGTCGTTGTGAAAGGCAATATTACCGCAAACTCGGGACTGATTGCGGGATTTACCATTAGCGGCAACAAACTTGTCAATACGGCAGCCGATTCCTCGATAGAATTTTCGTCTATGATGGGAAATGCTTCGATGACCATCAACTCATACAGTGCCCTTCTTTCCCTGCGTGCCGATTCCGCGCGAAAGGGTATCTTCATTCAGACCTACGCAACGGGCGCCGTAGGATTATCTATCATTGCCAATGCCGGTTCCACTTATGCCATTGAATCATACGGTCCGGTACAGTTTGGACAGCGTGCGGGCGAACGGTGGTGCGTACCGGGTGTCCTGTACATCGGCTGCAAGTACAATAGCGGCAACAATGCGAACTATAGCAAGATATGGGGTGAAGGGTGCAATGTTACATCCTCTTACCACATGGGAAATGCCCAATATAAATTCTATCACAACCTGGGCCATACGAACTACACCGTATTCGCACAAGGCTGCCAAAATACAGGATATTATGGTTTCTTCAGGCTATTGGAAAGGGCTTCCTCCTATTTTGTCATTCAGAATGTCGGAAGTAACGGAGGTCCTGACGGTTCCCCTTTTGACTTCGTAATTTACGGAAGAAATAAATGGTATTGACCTTACTTACCTTTTTGGCAGTTTGAAGTCCTATTCATGGGAAATAACTTATCCTATGGAAATAAAAAATATCGTTGTAACAAAAAACATGACGGCTCTTACAGCCAATGCCTACTACCAGTTGGAAACTAATGTGTCCAACGGAATCCTGAACCGTATCTCCGCCAATGTACTGACTCCCGCATCAGCTCAGGGACAGGAAGAATATCTTGGCAATATCAGTTATGAGAACCATAACCTCTCTTGCAGCTTCCTCTCGGTGGAGAACGTATCGGCGTATTTTAAGGACTTCGAAGGTTTTATGGCGGAGATTGGGAAGGAACAGGAACAAGAAAAGACCAGTGAGTAACAACATCTCCGGATTTCTTTCCCTATTCCTTGAAAACAACTTAAAAGAAGATTCAAACTTATGGAATTACTAATTAAAGACCGGCTGTATCTCCCGGCATTTCTGCCGAAAGAAGGCAACTTTAAAGATTTCAACACGAAGAAAAGTATCTTGAATAAGATTGAGATCACACAGGACGAACGCCAGGCTGTAGGACTCAAAGAAAATGCGGAAACCAAGCGCATTGAGTGGGATGTGGAGAAAGACACCCCGCTGGTGGTAGACTTCTCTGGTGACGAGTTGCAGTACTTGAAAACATCGTGTGAGAAAATCTCCGACCAGAGCTTGCCGGATGATATGTGGCAGACCGTTGAAAAACTGTATAACGCTATTCAGGAACCGGAAAAAGAACAATAAGAACTACTTGTATCATAAGATTTTGATAACCCCGAAAAGGATGTCCCCTGGCCAAAGGGGCATCCTTTTCTCATTTACGAACAATGGCAAGACAAGACATCAATATGGACGCCTCCTGCGGGGAGGTAAAGCTGACCGACAACCTGGCTGACAAGCGGGTTTATCCCTTTGAGTATTTAGGTGACATACCGGGAACGGATACCGGAAGATACAGCTATGGAGAAATCCGTGTGCATGGCAATTTCGAGAGCCGTTACAGCGACAGGGACGGAATCCATGTACACATTCCATATATCCCGCAGTATAAAGAACTGAAGATTCGCTTCGCCCTGGAAAAAGGGGACGGAAACGAATCCTACCTAAGAAACCGTAACGACAATAGTATATGGTTTACCGTACTTGCTCCCGATATGGGAGCGGTTTATCTTTCAGCTTTCCGCATTGTCAATGAAGCGAATAACTTCAACCTGATTCTGTATGAAGGGAAGCTGTTACTATATAGCGCCCATGAAACGGACTTTATCATCAAGCCGTCACTGGAACAGACAAAGGTGTTCCTGCTCAAAGCATCTGCCGTGAACCTTTACCAACACCCTACCACGGGTGTAGGGCTTATCAGATACCTTCACGGAAACTTTGAAAACTCTAACCTGCCGGGCAAGTTGCAACAGGAATTTGAGGCGGACGGAATGATTATAAAAAATGCTTTTATGAGTTCCGAAACAGGAGAATTATTGCTGGATGTAGAAGAAAAACAAACGGAATAATGGGAAAATACATAGTTACCGCCGGACAAAATATCTATGATGTCTCCATGCACCTGTATGGAAGTATCGAAGGTATCGTGGATTTACTAATAAGCAATCCGCGGCTTTCGCTTGAAGATGACCTGAAAAACGGTGAAGAGCTCGACTACACGGACGACTTTATCATCAGTCCGGATATAGTCGCTTATAACAGGATGTATAATCTATTACCAGCAAACGGCGAAAGAAACGTTTATCCCAAAGAACCTTCCGGCAAGCGTTTCATGGAACTATACCTGGGAAACAAACAGACAGCTGCCTCGCTGTTACTAAGTGGCGTTGGAACACTGGAAATAGACTGGGGAGACAACACGGACATTGAAGTGGTAATACTGACCGATGAGGTGAAAGAACTCCGGCATTACTTCAATGACAAGATCGCGTCCGTCCGAAGAATCAGCCTGTATGGAGATATAAGATTTAGGATACTGGATATAAGTCGCTCGCACACATCTTCCGTTTACCTGCTCCGCCCTCTCAGCATTGAAAAGTTTGTCTGCGAGAAGATGGAACTGGATATTTCGTTCCTATCACTGGCAGAAGATACGTATGAACTTTGCCTTGCCGGATTGCAGACGTGCAGCCTTCTATCGCTATTGCCACTGAAAAGGTTAATGAGACTGGATTTAACAGGCTCGAAAGTAAAGCCTTCCGTTCTTGACACCTACCTGAAAACGTTGGTGGCACAACACTACGGCAGAAGGAATCTGACCGTTCTCTTATCCGTTTTCCCGTCGGGCACCTACCGGAAGCCGGAGAAAGACGGTAACGGCAACTACCTGATTGCATCGGGCATGGAAGCCGTCTGGATGCTTACCCATGAACCCGCCTGGAACGAGGGAGGTGCATGGACATTTATTATTAACAACCAAACTTATACCTATGAGCCGGACGATACGGGAAATCTATAACGAAGCCATTACGGAAAGAAATAAGCGGTTAGAACTAAGCGAGTTCTCCAGTGATTCCAAAATGAGCATCATGAACGGGATTACGTGGACGGTGGCAGCCGCTATCCACAGTTTTGAAACCTTGCTCGATGTGTTTGCCGTGGATATTTCAACAGTCATCAACCAGCGGGTAAACGGAACACCCACTTACTATGCCAACGCATTACTCCAGTACCAAAAGGGAGATGAGTTATCAGTCAGGGAGGACGGGCTGGCGTTCGGCTATGCCAACGTGGATGAAACCAAACGCATTATCACCCAGGTGTCCTACATCGAGAGTACGGACGACCTGAACCTTGACAGCAAGCTGATACTGAAAGTCGCTACGGGAGAAAAGGGGCATCTGGAACCACTGCCCGCTTCGGAAATGATACCGGTGGGTTCCTATATAAACAAGATGAAGTTTGCCGGAACACGTATCGAGGTAATCAGCCGTGAAGGGGATGTGCTTATTCCCTGTATTACCGTCTACTATGACGGGGCCATACCGGAAAATGAAATCTATGACAAAATTGAAGAGAAGTTGAACGGGTATATCATGGGGATGCCTTTCGACTCGTCCGTCTATGTTTCCTCCATCATCGAAGCAGTCCGTAGCGCCGAACATGTAACAGACGTTTATATTGACGAGCGGGCGACACCGGAGCAAGGAATCTTTATCGCCTCTTACGATGCGGACGGAAACTTGCTGTCCACCGAAAAAGTGCACCGTATCACCAAAACTTCGTCCGGCTTTATGAAACAGTCATCCGCTACGGGCAAGGAACAGGAGTTACCAACATTCCGGCAGGCAATCAAACTAATCGTTGAAGGATGAAAGAGAACCGTTATAAACTACCCACCGACAAGCTGGTGAATCGGCTGGTACCTTACTACCTTTCGGGAAGAAAATACATTCTTTTCCTGCAAAGCCTTGTTTTTCCCCTGTACTCCCTTAATGAGAAATTCCGAACCTTTGCCCTTGAGAAACACATCGAGGCGCGCATGACTTCCCAGATGATGTACTTCGAGTGGTACCTGAACCATAAATTCTCCCATTGCCTGAAACATGCCGGACAAAGGATTGTCATTTCAGAAAGCGTTCCCCTGGGAGCGGATATTTACCATGAAGGAGCGCAAGGAGCCAGACCATACACCCTCTGGTATAACTTGGAAGAGGTGACGGAAGCTGTTAAGCCGGAAGAGAATCCCCGGGAACTGTATTTTCTTACTGAGGAAAAGAAGGTGAACAAAGTCAGTTTTATGGTACTCGTCCCTGAAATCAACCTGTCTGAAAAAGAGTTCGTATATATGCTCTCCTTTGTTATCAACACCTATAAAGTGGCGGGCAAGACCTACCTGATAAAAATAGACCAAACCTTAAATACCTAACCAACCTTAACCTGATACTATGAAAGAATACGTTGCAGACACGGGCGGAAGATATACCTATGTGGATGACATTCTCAACCTGCAAGAACTCGCCCTTTCCATGACGGCCATCTTCAGCGCTTGTGAGGACTTTATCATTTCCGGCTGCGAAATTACGGGCAATGCCATATCGGCCGGCTACGTCTGGATCAACGGCAAAGTCCGGTACTTTGAAGGATGCCCTTCAGCCGCTTTCCCTTATTATATCTATGAGAAGAACGGCACCGACACGGTGGTCTATGCCGGGGATGTGAACAAGAAAGGGCGTGAGAACTACCTGTGTGCAGGTAGTAGTGTCCTTCCTTCCGTAAAGGACACTCTGACTGGTAAAGTTCCCTGCCTTATTGAAATCACCAAAACCTATGCGCCCCGCTTTTTGGACAAGTTCTTCGGGCATTACGCCGTCCTGCTGGATACCCCCTTCAGCAAACAGACCATTAAAAAAGAGTTGGTTGTCACAGGGAAACTGACTACCGAAACCGGTTTGGAATCCAAAACGTCTATATCGGTAGTCTCTCCTTTGGGATATTCTCTTAAAGAGTTGGTCAAACAAAATGGGACAGCTTCCTTCGGTTCTTACCTGAACGGCTTGCTCATCAGTGAGATTTGTATCTCAACCGACGGCAGCGTTTCATTTCTAAAGGGTGGAAACGAACTGGCACGGATTGATGAAAACGGTATTACCTATACCCATGCTTCCTGTACAAGTTCGCATATCGGTTTTCTACGGGTTGAAAAGAACTCCATTGTCAATATCTCTGATACCACGGACGAAGGTTCGGTAGATGTCAATACTGCCGGGACGGCGGATGAAGCGGGCGTATTCCGCGACTTCCGGGTATTTGACGGCAAGCAGGCAAATGTGCCTTTGCTCCATGTCAAAGGAAAAACAAAAGAAATATGTACCAACGGAACTTTTATCGTGGCAGGCAAATCCATTACAATCGTTTCGGATGCTTCAGAGACAAATGCGTTGTATTACGCGGATGCCGAAGGCGCGACAATGGCATCCGCCGGATTCATTTCAAGTGAGAATACGGATTTCTCCCTTGCCAATACTATCGGAAACATTCAGCTCTCTCCCAAAGAATCCGTAAATATCACCGGAGATTTAAAAGTGAACGGAACCAGCCTGAAAAACATCTATGTCAATCAGAAGAGCTTCACGGACGCGCTGGCAGGAAAGGTAAATGCAGTGAAGGGAAAACAGCTCTCCACAGAGGATTTTACTACGGATTACAAGAAGAAGCTGAGTGCTATATCCATCGGTGAAATCCAGACCGGGGGCGAAGGCTATGTAACCGCCACCCAGGTGAAAGAAGCGCTGGCAAAGAAACTGGCAGCCGCCTCCAACCTTTTGGATGTACCGGATAAGAAGAAAGCACGCGCTTCACTGGACATCTACTCCAGAGAGGAAACAGGAAACCTGTTCCTTAAAATATCCGGCAAATTACAGGAACTTGTTACCCTGAGCGCTGATGAGATCGCCGGACTCACCGCTGAACAGATAGCTGACCTCAAGGCGGAGAAGCAGCAGACGCTTCGGGATAATCTGGATGCGGAAAGGAAAGGAACCGGAGACTTGAAACTGGCGAAAGCGGGCAACCTTTCCGACCTCCCGGACAAGGCATCCGCCCGGAAGAACATCAGTGTCTATTCAACTACGGAAGTGGACAAGTTACTTGCCGGAAAGTTGGGCACGGACTGTGCCTATACCGGCGTGGTATTCACCCCGGATATGAAGCGGAAGCTCGAAGGGATAAAGACCGGAAGCTTTGCCTATGTCGATAACGATGATATATCACATGCCGAAGTGGAGGGTTACGTACTTCTTTCCCATATAAGGAAGGAGCTGGCAAAGAAAGCCGACCGCTTGCTTGCCGGGTATACCGATGAAGAAAAGAAAAGCGTTGCCGCCAATATCAATGTTTACTCCAGGACAGAAACAGATACGAAGTACGCAGGCATCGCCCGTCTCTTTCAGGATTACATTGATTACCTTGTCGCCCAAGGAAAGAAAGCCGCCGACGCACAGAAAATGCTCCGGGACAAACTGGATGTACTTTCCAAAGCCGATGTCAGCGGTACTTACCTGAGAAAAGACGGCAGGTTATCCGACCTTTCCCTTCCCAATGCGGATGCGAAAAAGCAGGTATGCAATACACTGGGAGCCGCCTACGCCCCGGATTACCAGACAAAGATTGCAGATACGGGATGGCTGCGGATGGCAAACTCCGGCAATGGCACGGACACCAGCCGGCTGTTCGTCCGCCAGATCGGCAACATTGTGTCCATACAAGGCATTATCAATACGGCACGCAGGGATGGTAGCAACGTGGGAGGAACGGTCGCCGTTCTTCCGAATGGCATTTCGGCTCCCAAATATGGATTAAGAACAACGCTCTGCGATTGGAACGACGACACGAAGTACAACAGGGGCGCTTCCTTTGTCCTGAGTGGCGGAAGCCGGAATATCAGACTCTTTGAAAGCGGATGGTACAATGTAGACACCGATATTAACTTTACATACATGGTATAATTAATTATGAAAAAAATCAATATTCAAAAGGATCTGGACAGCCGCCGGGAAATCTCCCGGATGGCATATCATCCTCAAACCGTGAGAGAAACCAAAGTAGAACCAACCCAGCAGAACAATGACAAGAGCGAAGCGGAAATACGGCAGCCGGCAGACGAGATTCGTCCCGTCGAGGGAAAAAAGAGTGTTCGCCGACGGGCGTCCAAGGAAAACATTTAAGAAATTCCCTTTTGAACAGACCCCTTTGGGATTTTTGCTAAAATATGAAATGCCTGTTGTGTACGGTATCCTGCAAGACAAGTACAAAGCCCCCGGACGTTTCCATCCTTCACCCGAAGTGGTGGAACTGGTGTGCAGGGCATCCAAAGATCCTACCTATAAGAAGCCCAAATTCCGGCGGTGTATGAATGAATACATCGCCAGTGGGCTTTGCTGTAAAAGAGGCAAGGTTCTCACGGAAAGACGGAAGGCGTATTATGAGTCGATACGCAGGAAAAAGATGGAGGCGTTTATTGACGAAAACCGGAAGAAAATAAAGATTCTTAAACAACAGATAGTTAATAATGTATTTAAAACCGGTTTGCAAAAAGATGAGCGTCAATAGGTTATTCCCCTTATTTTGAAAAATGTTTCAACAGGTTTGGAGTGCATAAAAGAACCTGCTATCTTTGTGGAAAATTAATTGACTGCCGGGCCATTCCGGGCGAAAGAATTACTTCACTTTCCCCATAGCCCACCAGATTGTAAATTGAGATGCGGCGTGTATATTTAACCGAAACAGCCATGCATCATTTTCCGATTCTTCGGTCTTTTTCAAAACATGCTTTTATGCAAGAAGAAAAAAACAATGGTACGGCCACATCTGTGCCCGTGGAAGAACTGGAGAACCTTTTCATGGGTTCACAGGAGAGTTATCAGGAAGCGCAGATACGAACTGCGGAAGAAAACAAGGGATTTTCCAAAACGGAATTTTTTAAGATGGACAAGCTCGGCACCTACAGGTTGCGCATACTCCCGGCTATCCCGTCAGCGGACGGAAGCGCTGTACGTAAGAGCTATGAGTATCCGGTACACCAAATGTTGCTGGAGATTGAGAAGCCGTCTTCAGGAGGCAAACCCCAGTACATCTATGTCAATGCGGTACGCGCCACCGATGCAGGATTTACACTCGACATCATCGATACCTACCGGAAAGCGGCAGTGGCGGCTGCAAAGGAAACGGGCGATGAGAAACTTGCCGAGAAGATCGCAGGCGGAAATTATGGCGGAGGACTGAAATTCTCCTATGCACACTGCGCCTACATCTTTGACATGAACGAACGTGCCAAAGGCGTACAGTTACTTACCCTGAGCCATTCGCAGTATAAAGAACTGGATGACCGCAAGTTCAAGCTCTGGCAGAAGAAGTTGGCTAAGAACCCTAAATACCCGTGCCCTATCTCATCGGTAAAGGATGCTTATCCTGTGGAGATCGAAAAGAAGAAGAACGGGCAGAAGACCGAGTATGCCATCTCCATTGACAATGAATCAGACCCGGATGAATTGAGCATGGAAGAACTGACCATGCTGATGAACACCCCGCGGCTGCCGGAAATAGTTCTGCGCTACACCCGTTACCAGCTCGGTGCCACCATCGAATACTTGAAACAATGCGACATCAAATACGGATTGCAGGTGATGGAAACAGATGAAATGAAAGAAGCCATTGCCAGGTTAGAGGAAGAACTTCCAAAGACGGATACCAGTTCATTCTCCTTTGACAAACGTAGCAAGGATGCAAAGGAAAATGCCGAAAGCGGCGCCTTGTCCCTTGACATGCTGTTTGACCGTTTTGAGCAATTGCAGGCACAATCCCTGGGTGACAAGACGGAAGAAGGCCAGGAACTGCGCGGCATGATCCGCAGCTTTGTCGAGCAGGAGAAACTGGGTGTCCGTGTTACCCGTACCACTACCAATCAAATGCTCCTGGATATGATTGAACAGGAGATGCAGCAGCCGGGTGAAGAGCCTGAACCGACAGATGCCGGGACAGAGGGAACATCCGTCGAAGAACCGGCTTCCACCAGGGCGGAAGCAACTGAAGAACCCGCGCCCAGACGTAGAAGATAAGCGATCAATTTTCATAAAGTACCCATCTGTAAGGGAGAGGCAAAGCGCCTTTCCCTTCCTAACTTATACCCTTATGAATCCAAAAGAACCCTGTATGTTATTGCTCAATGACATACATATATCCAAAGATAACATTCCGGACTTTTCCCTGAACTGGAACGAGGCGCTCTCCGTCTGTAAGCGTATGGACATACATACAATCGTACTGGGCGGAGATTTATTCTTTTCGCGTTCGTCACAGACGTTGGATGTACTGTTGGCTGTACATGATGCCCTGCTGGCTGCCCGGAACCTGAACATAGATGTTATTCTTGCCAATGGCAACCATGACTTAGTGAATCAGGAAGCCGTTCGCGGCTATTGTCACATCTACGACACGCACGACAATGTGCTAGTGATTGATGAATATCATACACTTTCCAATCCCGAGTGGAGTTTTATGCTCCATGTCATCCCGTACTTTCCGGAAGACGGAAGCTTCACTGAAAAACTGAATGAGGTGATAGAGAATGAGGTAAGTGCCTGTAAACAAAACTACCTCTATATCCATGAGGGTATCAACGGCGCGCTTTCCCGTCCTGCCGATAAAGAGTTGCCTGCCAATATGTTCGACGACTTTGACAAGGTGTTTGTGGGACATTACCACAACCGTTGCAGGGTAACTCCCCATATTGAGTATATTGGCTCGTCCCGCCAGCATAATTTCGGTGAGGATGAAGAGAAAGGCTATACCGTCCTGTTCACGAATGGTACGACAGAGTTTATAAAGAACCGCGCTAACCGGCGATTTATGGTGCTTGACATACCGGATGATAAAGTGGATATCCACCTGACCGACCGGTTGGAGGAACTAAAAGAAGATGGCAGGTACAAAGTAAAAGTGCGTATCCATACCGGTGAAGCCGGTACATCTTCTATCGACAAAAGCAAACTGTTGGAAGCCGGAGCGGCAAAGGTGGAGGTAGTAACAGAAGAACTTCATGCCACCCAAACTGCTGAAACAGGGCTATTTGAAAAGTACGACGGTGGAAAGATACGTGATAGCTACTGCCTGTTCTGTTCGGAGAAAGGAATCAATGAAGAATTGGGATTGTCTTACCTTAAATCCAATGCACCATGTGGAAACTGAATGATATATGTGCTGAAAACATCTGTTCCTTCAGCAATCTGCGTTATGTGCTGAATCAAGGCGTTACCACGCTCGTGTTCGGCAATAACCTGGACAATGACAGCCAGCGTTCCAACGGTTCGGGTAAGTCCGCATTGATTGAATGTATCGCAATGGGTATCACAGGGACACCGCTCCGCAAAGTGAAAAATGAAGAGATTATTAACGATGAAGCGGACGAATGTCGAATTTTCCTGCAATTTTTCAATGATACTTCTGATGAAGTGTTTACTGTCCTTCGACGTATATTGCGTAAAGGTGGCTCAATGGTAGAGTGCCGGATTGAGCGGGACGGAAAAGCGGTGATGACGGATGAAGCGGTTTGCCCCAGTGTGGATGCCTACAACAAATACATTCTTGAAAAACTGGGTATTACCAGAGATGAACTGTACAATAACTTTCTTCTTTCCAAATACAAATATCAGGACTTCCTTTCCAGTTCCGACAAGGACAAGAAAGAAATCATCAACCGCTTTTCCAATGCCGGCCTTGTGGATGTTGCTATCGAACAGATATTGGCAGATAGAATACCGATGGAAGAAGCGTTGCATCAGGCAGAATTGGACGTTGCAGGATTGGATGGGCGAATCGAAATGCTAACCCAGCAGATACAGAAAGAAGAGGATTCTGTTCAGGAGAGAGCCCGGAGCAAAACCGAAAGAGTGGCGGATATGGAAAAAAGCATCGGTGAGAAACGCTCCCTGATACGGGATTGCAAAGAAGAAATAGAAATAATGAAAGCTTCTTTTTCCGGTGTGCAACTGGCAGACAAACAGTTGCAGGCATTGGAAAACAGTGAGTCTTCCATTGGCGAATGTCTGGAAGAAATAACTGCCCTGCTGGCTCCGTTACATAGCGGCACGCTTTCCGACTGGAACGGGATAGTAACAGAAAAGAAAGAGAATATCGAAAAGCTGGGCAGGGAACTGTCGGCATGGGATACAGCACTGGATGAAGCAGGTAAAAAGCTGCATGAGGTAATGATGATGCGCAGCTCCTTACTGGAAGAATACCGCGCTTTTTCGGAAGATTTCAAAGTGAGAGTCAGCGGGTACGATGACGAACTGGAACGTCTGGACAATCAGATTACAGGACTCGGTAAACGAATCACTGAACTGGGCAGGCAAAAGGCTACTCTTTCTACCGTTATCGAAAACCTGAAGAATAAGCTGGTGGGCACGATCACCTGTCCGGCCTGTCATCACCGGTTCATCTTATCGGATGAAAGTTTCGATGTGGAAGCGGCGCACGGGCAAGTAAAAGCGAAGGAAACCGAAAGTAACGGGCTGGATAACCTGTTGTCAGATTGCCGCAGCCAATCGAAAAGAATGGAAGAAGCGGAAAGGGATATCCGCACCGGTAAACGTGTCCTTACGGCACAAAATACCGTATGGGAGGAAAAGCTTCAGGGAGTGGATAAGGAAAGACGGACTGCTATCGGATTACAGGAAGAAGCAAGCCAGTGCAAAGAAAAGACACTCCGGTCTATACATTCCATGCAGACAGAACTGGACGGTATCCGCCGGAAAGTGTTTGATGAAGCTTTCTCGCTTTTGGATGATGCGTACAATAGCATTAACCGGAAAATAAACGGGCAGAAAGAAGATATCAGTGCGGCAGAAAGCGCAGTTCAGATGCTGGAAAAAACAATCAGTGAACTGAAAGAATCCGCTAACGATACGGTCATCACTGGTCTGAAATCTTCCTTAAAAGAATACCGCACCCAATCCAACGTTGCGGTTGCTAGGAAACAGGAACTGGAAAAGCAGGTGAAAACATTCACGCGGCAAGCGGAAGTCTTTTCGCAATTCAAGTCGTTCCTGGCTAATACCAAGATTGCAGCCTTGGCAAAAGTCACCAATGAGTTTCTTGAAAATATCGGCAGTGACATCCGGCTCCGGTTCTCCGGTTTTACGACACTGAAATCGGGCAAGGTACGCGAGAAGATATCAGTGAGCCTGCTACGCTCCGGTATAGATTGCGGCTCCTTTGACAAATTCTCCGAAGGGGAGAAATGCCGGGTAAATCTGGCTACCATTCTCGCCATGCAAAAGTTGGTGAACGGCAATTGTGAAGGAGACAAAGGACTCGACTTGTTGTGTCTCGATGAGATACTGGCTCCGGTAGATGAAGACGGACTGGCAAGCATGTTCGGTGCCCTGAACCGGTTAGGCGTTACCGCACTTATCGTCTCACATGGAAATATCAGCGAAAGCTACCCTTACAAACTTGTAATCAACAAACAGGATGGTAAATCCTATATCAATAACCTAAACCAATAACTACTATGAAAGAAGAAACCGAAGAACTCAAACGGGAGCAAATACTGGCTCTCGACATCGCCACCCATTGCGGGTATTACAGTGTGCATGAATCCGGGACATGGAACTTCACCGAAGGGAAGCGCCGGAATGACAACAAGCAGCATCTCGCCCTGAAGGATACATTGACTGACTTTATCGTGGGACACGGCATCCGCCGGATTGTAGCGGAGGATGTATCCGTAAACAACCATTTCTTCGATATGCGCAAGCTTGCCGAGTTCCGGGGCGTGCTGCTCTGTGTCTGTGACGAGCTGAATCTGCCGGAACCGGAGTTCATCAACCCGAAGGTACTCAAGAAATTCGCTACGGGCAATGGAAATGCCGGAAAGCAGGAGATGATGCAGGCTTATACCCGGCGTTTCAACCGTCAGCCATTGGATGACAACGAGGCGGACGCCTTCTGGCTCTACCAGTATTATATCAGCAAATATCGTATCAGCTAAACCCGGACAATCATGCAGAATCATTTTTATTTCAATGAATTGACAGCTACAGATTATATTCTGAAACTTAAAAGCTGTCACGATGGGAAAGGCAGATAATTCGGCTTACCTGACTGATGAAGAGTCCATACGCACCCGGACCGCCCTGTTTCACAAGTACGTCTATCCGTACAGGAACCTGATTTACCATATCTGTATCAAGCAAACCCGGGATAATGACAATATCGCCGACAACTACAACGAAGTCCTGGTAAACTTCTTCAGGTATGTCGCCTCTTACGATCCAAAGCGGGAGGTGAAGACATGGATTTACGCCATAACCGTCAGGATGCTTGCCGATCTGGAAAGGAAGAACAACCGGTTCACCCGTGAAGGGGATGTGGGGGCAATGAAGATGGAACAGCTTCCCGATACTCCCTGTGCCGGGGAACTGACACTCGAAAACTATCGGGACTTGTTCGGTGATGAAGTGCTGGAAGCTCTGGAAAGAATCGGGCGCAAGTATAGTGAAGCCCTCTTGCTGCAAGTAGCAGGATATAAACTGGAAGAGATCATGGAGATTCTTTATCAAAGAGGGAATCTGAAAACCAGAAATCTTGAAACGACCAAAAGCCGGATTTTTCTGGCTAAGAAGAAACTCAAAGAAATGCTCACAAGAGATGGAAAACGAAAAGAAAACGAATGAGATGACGAAGGTATTCACCTTCCTGATGAAACGGGTATATCCCGGATTTGCATTTCCCGGAGGTTCCGCCGCACGCCGTGTCGTGGCTTCCTGCATCCACTGCCTGGAAAGTTCCGGGCAGCCGGACGCGGAACGCATGGTAGACTTCTGTGTCTGCCAGGTGTATGCCCTGTCTAATTTCGGGGAGGAATATGAAGCCCGCTGGAGGGTGACACACTCTTTCGGCAAGAGGGCACTCAGGCGTTATGCCGAATCCAAAAGGGAGGTACGCTATTACGAGGACAGGTGGTTACGCAGGAATGAGTTGAGCCGGGAACTGCTTTGCGAGCTTATACGTGACCGCACCTTTCATCCGCAGGCTAAGTTCATTTATCCCCGGTACGAGGACAGGACGAAGAAGAGGTTGCTGGGAACAACGCTGGGATATTACATCTGCGGCGCTTCCACACTTCTTTGGACGCCTTTCTCTCCCGTTTGTGCTGCCTGCCCGAAAGCCGCCGCCTGTGAGCAAAGAACCCGTACGGCCTATCCGGAACTTTACCGCATCCGTGTAGAAGAATTCAAAACGTCTGCAAAATAATGAAGGACGGAATGAATCCGATGTCTGTGGAGTTTCTTTACGAGCTGTTCGCCACCGCCCTGCGTTCGGAAACGATCTGCGGGGTGGTGGCAAGGCACGTGAAGAAAGAATACCTGCCGGACAGGGCGTTCCAGAAAATACTCCTTGCCGTTTCCACTCATTACAGGAACTATAAGGAACCACCTTCATACGCCGTACTCAGCCAATTGTTCAATGGCGACTACGATACGATGGAACTGGTGAATACCTTTCAGGAAAGCGAGGGCGAGAAGAATCCGGAAGTATTGCTGGATATGCTGGAAGCCTATATCAAGGGGGTACGCTTGCAGATGACCTACTCGGAAGTAGGCAAGCTGTACAACCTGAACAGGCAACCGGAGGCGGAAGGAAAGTTGAAGGAATATGCAGAATGGTTGTCAGGCTTTACCCTGAAAGCCACTGCCTTTGTGAATGTGGCGGAGACTTTCACCCAGCGCTTCTACCAGAACCGGCAGAAAGACATTGACAGCCTGAGTTCACCGCTGGCCCCTGTTACCCGGTTCTATATTCCGGATTTGGATGTGATGAACAGCGGCAGAAACCTGCGGGGACAACTGACCTGTTTTCTTGCCAGTACCGGTGTCGGTAAATCACATCTTGCCAAGCATATCGGAATCCGGGCTAATATCGACGATGGGTTGCATGTACTTCACTTTCAGTTGGAAGGCAGCGAGGAAGAGGCACTGGACGCTTATTCTGGAGGACTTATCAGCAAGAACGCCTTCTACTATGAACGTGGGAAGATATCGGATACGGAAATGAAATACTTCGAACAGCAGGTAGCGGAATACAAAGGAAGCATCACTGTTCGTTCCTTCCCCCGTTTCAACAGCCGTATTTCAACGCTGGATATCAAGAACGGGATTGCTGAGTACCGGAAACTCAATGCCCGTTCACCGGACATCGTAATCATTGACTCGATGGACTTGCTGACGGATGCCAGCCGGAGAAACTGGGGCGAGGACCACGAGCGGAGCAAGCGCATCGCTGTGGCAAACGACCTGAAAGACCTGGCGGCGGACGAAAGTATCTGGATGGTGGTAACGTATCAGGCGACCATTGAGAACCGGGACTGGCTGAATGACGAGAACAACGTGCTTACAGAATACAACTGCTCGGAAAGCAAAGGACTCGCACGTCCATGTACGCACCTGATTTCCATGAACCAGTCCTCGGCGGAAAGAAAAGAAAACGTGATGCGCCTGCATGTCGCCAAAGCCAGGTTCTTCAAAAAGGGGGAAACGGTGAAGATAGCGACTGACTATGACAATGAGGTATTCTATGACGCGCAGCGGAGTATGAACTTGAAAAGGTAAAACGAAAATGGCACAATCCCTGTCCTCAAAAGATACGGAGTTTCTTATCCGGGAACTGACAAAGGAACTGGATGCAAAGGCGGATGGTGCGGGAAAGAACCTGATAGCCCGGTGCCCCCGTTGCGGAAAAGAAGGAAAGTACGGTATCTATATAGGCAAGGAGACGCAACGTAAGAAACCGTTCATGTCGCACTGTTTCAGTTGCGGATGTTCGACTTACACGTTGGAAACATTGCTGGACTTCCTGGGCAGGCAGGACTTGATGGTGGCGCCTACCACTGACCTTGACACCCGGCTGGATACAAACCTGTTGTTTCCACTGGAAGAAGGGGAAGAAATAGACGACACACTGGACGTAGTGGAATTGCCCGAATTTTACAGTCGGTGCTTTACCCACCCTTACCTGAAATCCCGCGGATTCACATTTGATGACTATGAGTACTTTCAGGTGGGAACGACAAGGGGACTGAATTTCCGCTACGATGAGTATGTCATCTTTCCCATTATTGATGAGGGCGATGTAGTGGGCTACGTCTCACGGCACACCTGGAATAAGGATGAGATAGACAGGCATAACAGCCGGGTAAGGCGCAAGGGCGGATACCGGATACTGCGCTTCAGGAACTCGACGGAGAACGACTTTGTAAAGCTGCTCTATAACTATGATGCGGTAATTGAAGGCGTTACGGATACGGTAATTATCACGGAGGGGATATTCGACGTGATAGCATTAACAAGAAAACTGGAAATCTATGACAATAAGCATGTGGCCGCGGTTGCCACCTTCGGAAAGAAGATATCCCGCACGCAGATTTACAAGCTGCAATGCAAGGGGGTAAAGACCGTAATACTGGGTTACGATGGAGATGCTGTTGAAGCCATAAAGAAGACAGCCGGTGAATTGAACGCTTACTTCCGGGTATTTATTGCCGACATACCGGATGCAGGAAAAGATTGGGAAGACCTGGACGGTGAAGAGATATACGGCATATTCTCTTACCGTCTGAGGACTCCCGCCGAGTACCGACTTTTAAAAGTTCAGGAATGAAAGAATTAATCAAGTGGCTGGATGCCAACAAGATTTCATTTAAACAGTTTGATAATGAAGTAGTGGAAATCGAAGGATTCGGGAAGGTATATGTAGCTGACCTGACAGAAATAAAATCAATTTTCCGGGGAACGGAAGTTCTCCAGTTTAACCTGATGGAGAACCCGGATGTATTGATTGCGGAAGGGATATTTTTCGTGGCGTTCCCGTTCGGGGACAACTGGTATTATTTCAACCTCAAAGAAGAATTCAGATTTAATATTCTCAAATATGCAGGAATACGGCAACCCTGCAATATGAATGTGCCGTTTGTCAATTTGGGCGTGCATACACCTTTTGAATTATTGAACGGTAGCGGAAATATAACTGACTGGGTACGAAAAGCCAGGTACCTGGGACATACGGCACTGGGAATATGTGACAGGAATACAATGGCGGCCACGCTTAATCTGCAAAAAGAATGTTCCAACTATGAGATGAAGCATATTTTCGGCTATACGCTGGAGTTGGAGCATGAAGGGGAAAAGGTGGAGATGAAAGTTTATGCGCAAACCCAGCGGGGAATGAGAAACCTACTCCGAATACAGAAAGAAATCATGGTGGATTCCGATAACCGGACGCTTTCTCTTCAAGGGCTGCTTACCCATGGGGAAGGCAATGTGTTGGTGCTGGGAAAACTTGCTTCCTATTGGATGAAAAAGAACGCTCATATTCTCCAGGCTATGAAGATCGCATTTAGACAGGTTTTCTATCAGGTAGATTTGAATGAATACAAAGCCGAACGTATTGATGTCGAGGTATTGAAGGCGACTAAGTTCTTCTTTGACAATTTCTATGTGCCACAGACAGGCTCATTTCAGATTGAACCAATACTGCTATGTGACACCTATTATTTGGACAAGGACGACGCTCGTAACAAGATTATCCTTAATAAAATAGCTTCCGGAGCGGCACACGAACAAAGCGATGAGCAGTACTTCAAGGATATAGACGAGCATTACGCAACATTCTGCTCCTTGTTTGACGGAAATAAATGGGAATTGGATAGTCTGTTCAAAAGGATGTGCGCCCATACCATTGAGATCACTGAAGGGGCAGTTGCTCATTACGAGACAGACAGGAACTTCATGCCGCAGTATGATATGACGGCAATGGAAAAACAGAAGTACGGTAACAGGCACCGGATGTTTCTTGAGTTGCTGGAGGAAGGATTCAAGAAGCTGGTTCCCACCGGACTTGAAGATGAGTACCGCAAACGTCTGGACTACGAAATCTATATTCTTGAATCGACCGATAACGTCGATTATCTGCTCGTACAATATGATACGGTGAATTGGGCGCGTGAACAGGGGATTCTTGTCGGATGCGGTCGTGGTTCTGCCGGTGGTTCTCTGGCGCTCTATCTGTTGGGGATTACACTGATTGATCCTATTAAATACGATTTACTTTTTGAACGTTTCCTGCTTCCTGAACGTGCGGGACTTTACCCGGATGAAGTGACGATCATAGTTGGCGGAATGGAGTCCACTAAGATTGTACAGGTTACGTTAGCCAATGGTAAGGCGTATGTCTTTGACAAAGATGCCAAGCTACGGGTGATGCGTGAGGGGCACAGCATATTTGTGTATGCTGATGAATTGAAGCTGGGAGACGACATCATCTTCGATAACAGGGATTTGGTATTCACACTTAATGAGACAGTTTATGATTGTTGAGAGTGTGTTATTTAAACAGACGCAAGTACCGGTTCAGGCATTGGATTGCCTGACCGGCAACGGGTTCAGGCAGGGGGATGCGGGGTCATTGGCCGATGTGGATATCGACTTTGCTTCGAACCGGCGGCAGGAGGTGAAAGAATACTTGGAACGCAGGTACAATACGGAAGGAACGCAACGTGTGTTTTCTGCCGGAACATATTCCACCATGAAGCTCAAAGCGGTACTCAAAGATGTGTGCCGGGTGCATAAAGTTCCCGTCAGTTATGTGAATTATATCACAGCTATTTTCGAAGATGATAATATGAGTTGGACGGACCTGTTCAAGCTGGCGGCAACCAATAAGAAGGTGAACAAGTTCGTGCAGGACTACCCGCAGGTTATTGAAGACATACGGAGGCTCATGGGACAACCGCGTTCGGCTTCCGTTCATGCTTCGGCAATCATTGTAACCCCAAAGTCGAAAAATGGAGAAGGTATGGAGTGTTTCGACTATACGCCAATCAAGAAGGTGGACGATATTTTGGTATCGGAGTTGGACGGATATTCCATTGATGAAACAGGGTTGCTGAAGAATGACTGCCTGGGTATCAAGGAACTTGCCAAGATACAGTCGGTTATAGATGAGAGCAACCGTGTCTATAATGCCGGCATCTCTTTTGAAGGACTTGTACGTAGTGGATTGGATGACGAGAAAACTTATCGGATGCTTTCCAAAGGGTTCACTCAAAATGTTTTCCAGTTCAGTTCTATGGGAATGACCAAATTCCTTATGGACATGAAACCTGACTGCATCAATGATTTGATCGCTGCCAATGCTTTGTATCGTCCGGCTACACTGGAGTCGGGTTCTACTCAAAAGTATTTGGATTGTAAAAGAGGTGAAGTGGCTCCCGTATATCTGTGGGGAACTTATAATGCGCTAAAAGATACGTACGGGCAATTAACATATCAGGAAGACCTGGCACAAATGGCGAGGGAAATTGGTGGCTTTTCATTGGGAGAAGGTGTAAATCTCGTTAAGTACATATCAAAAAAGAAAGTCGAAAAGATTCATGCAATGAGAGATAAGTTTATGTCGGGAGCTCATGAAAAGGGATGCCCGAAAGAAGACGCAAACCTCATTTGGGATATGATTGAGGCGGGTGGTTCCTATATTTTTAACAAATCCCACGCAACCGCTTATGCCATCACAAGCTATGTTGGTGCCTGGTTGAAAGCTAATTACCCGACCGCCTTCTACACTATCGCATTGCAATGGGCTGATGATAAGGAACTCCCGCTTATCATGTCGGAAATGGAAGAATGTAGCTCTGCGAAAGTAGTGCCACCGGACATCAACATTTCCGCTGAAAAGTTCTTCACGGATTACCAATCAAACGAAATATTTTGGTCGCTGGGTAAAATAAAGATGCTGGGTACCAAAGTGGTACAGTACATCATTAACGAGCGCACAAAAGGCGGTCCGTTCAAGTCGGTAGAGAATTTCGTACATCGTATATTCAAATACAAGCTGAAAAGGTATGAATATTGGGATGATGCGGATAATGAGCAGGAAGCCGTTCGAGTACCCGTTAATGCCCGCCATGTAAAGAACCTGATTCTTGCCGGTTGTTTCGATAAGGTAAGCAATATCAGTGCGGTTGTGGAAAGGTGTTCGATATTGGATAAGGCAGCTACGGAACTGGGATTCAAGATTCCCACTGAAGACTATCCCGACCACCTGATTAACCAGCACTACTTCTGGAGTATGCAGCAGATAGATGTCTGCGGAATCGGACAGATTGATTACAAGCGGATATTCGACAACTCCTATTGCCGTCACCAATTCAGAGGAAGGGCATCGTATTCTACCGTCCGTAATGCGCTCCAGTCTGAGAGCGAAGGAAAGAAAATCGCCCTTTGCGCTACCGTAACGGAAATGGAAGAAATATCCTATAAGGACAAGAAAACAGGAGAAAAGAAGCACATCTGTAAACTGCATCTCCAGCAAAACAACGACCTGATAAAGCTCGTATGTTGGAACGACTTCTATGTGGAAAACAGGGCGGAACTCCGGGACATCAAAGGCAAGATTGTCATCGTATCGGCTATCGTCAGATACAATGACTACAGCGGAGGGAACAGTTTGAATACTTACAAGACTTCCCGGCTATTTCCACTTAACCAATCATCAGAAAATCAAGAAAAACAAGAAGATGGCAGCACCCAAAAATGAACCTAAGATATATACCGGCGTAGGACTCGACTTCGAGACATCCGGGCTGGATTGCGTGAAACATGCCTGTACACAGTTGGCTATGCAAGCAGTACGCTTTGATACATGGGAGATATTCAACAGCTATGTGAAATATTTCAAGCCGTACCCAAAGCAGGACATCGGCGGGACACCCAAACGAAAGGTACTCCGAACCAAGCAGGAACTGGAACAGGAAGAACTTAGATTGATGGAATATCAGGAAGAAGCGCTTACCTATTCAGGAATCACAATGGACACTTTATATAACCAAGGTGCAGACTTGAAAGAGATTGCCCGTGACGTTATAGACTTCGGCAAAAAAGCAACACTTACGGGTGGCAAGCAAACGAAACCTGTACTTATCGGGCAGAACATCACCTTTGATATAGGTTTCGTTCAGCAACTGATGTGCTATGCGGGACTGATGAAGGAGTTTGAGAAGGTGTTTGCCGGTGCCTATGATTTCTACGGGAACTTTCAACCTAAATACATTGATACCATTGATTTGGGAAGGCTCGCTTTTGCGAACGATCCGACGATGACATCCTATAAACTTGAACTGATAGCTGAAAGGCTGGGTATCGAGTTGGATGATGCGCACGATGCGGGCGCGGATGTCACTGCAACATTGAATGTGGCTATCGTTTGCTCCAACCGGTTGAGAAATAACAACGTCAGTGGTGCAAATTTACAGAGAACGGAAAAGACCCGGTTACACTTTAAAATCTAAGCAATGGAAGAGGAAGAAAAGACGGTTTCATTCAAACCGTCGGAAAAAATGCTGTATGGCGTACTGAATTATGACGGCAACGAACTGATGGCAACCATATCGGGGTATGATTTATCTATCTCATTCAATATGAGGATAATAAATTCACTATCGGATGCTGAGAACTGTGCGGATGCTTTAGCAAATGTCTTTTACGAGGCACTGATGGAAGAATTAATTCAAAAAAATCCTGCAATCTTACAACCCAAAGAGACGACGTGACTCCTATACTTGGATAAAGCACTGAAGTCCGGACTTTTGCACCGGACTTTTTACTCTAAATGTTATGGAAAAAGAAATCAAAAAACTACCGCTGACCGCACAGGAAGAACAGCTCTGCCAGCTCTTTATAAACGGGGGCATGAAATTCGCTGGAAAGCGTACACCCTGTTACCGGGAAGTGTTCAAGGATGAATCGCCCAAAGCGTATGCAGTAGCATATAAGGTGTTTGGTCGCCCGCAGGTAACGGCACGCATCAAGGAATTGGTACAAGAAGTGGATGATGAGACAGAAACGATTGCCATGAAACTCCAGATTACCGAAACATTAAAGGCGGTCATGGAAGAAACGGCGGATGCCTCATATACGGACAAGTTCGGCATCAAACTCTCACCGGCACCTTTACGGGCGGTATCCGTCAATGCGGCGAGAACACTCATGGACATTTATCCGGTAAAACATTCGGGTGAATCTAAAGGTAAGAATGAAGCAAGCACCAGTGTAACATTTAATGTGGTCGTTCCAGTACCGGTACAAATTTCTAAAGAAGATGAAGATGAAAGTTGATTACCGGAAAATTCAATGGATAGTCTATATGATGCTACTTGTCGGACTTGTACTTTATGGATTGGAAGACTCCCAGGCTGCCGAAGGACTTATCCGAGCAATAACGGATGCTTTTGCAATCTTATTTAATAACCCTAATCCACCTTAACCTAAATCTTACTAATGACACAGATCAGAGAATTTGTATTAAACAACTTCAAGACGTTAGCTATCGTGCTCTCATTCGTGGTGACGATGTATATGCAGCACGTGAACAACACTCAAAAGATTAATGAATTGACAGTCAAATGCTCCGCACTGGAACTCAAAATCCAAGACCAGTACGAAAAAATTGACGCCATTAAGCTCGACAAAGCAGTATTCGAGGCTACAATGACACAGTTTACATCCATGCGCTCTGACTTGAAAGAAATGCGCACAGATATTAAGGAACTTCTAAAAAGCATGAAATGAGGATATGGTTTATAGCAGCCTGGCTCTTTTTCTCCTTGCACGCTAACTCGACAGATTTATTTGAAGATGCCGTGCAACTAATTAAAAAGTATGAAGGTTGGCACCATGCACGCGATCAGCCTTATGTCGGCTACGGGCATAGACTATTGCCGACGGATACTTTTGGCTCTGATATATCGGAGAGTTTCGCAGATTCGCTTCTGCGCAGTGACCTGAAAAAGAAATGTGCTGTCTTCCGGCGCTTTGGGGCAGATTCCTTGATTCTGGGAGTTCTTGCTTTTAATGTCGGAGAAAGTAAGGTGCTTCGCAGTAAACTGGTGAAGAAACTGGAAGCGGGTGACAGGAATATCAGGGAAGAGTATCTGTCTTTCAGGATGTATAAAGGCAAGGTCGTCCGGTCTTTGGAAAGAAGACGAAAAGAAGAATATGAATTACTAAGTAACCAATAACTTAAATCATTAAGAATATGGATAATATTCAGATTTTTCAAAATGAACAATTCGGAAAAATACGAATTATAATGGATGAGAGCGAAGAACCACTCTTTTGTTTAACTGACGTATGTGCAATCTTGGGATTGACATCAAAAAGCGTAACTCAGAGATTATCAGATGGGGTAATTTCAAAATACCCCATAATTGATAGTCTAGGCAGGGAACAACAAGCCAATTTTGTTAATGAAGACGGCTTATACGATACGATCCTTGATAGTCGCAAGTCGGAAGCAAAGCAGTTTCGTAAATGGATAACAAGTGAAGTTTTGCCTTCCATTCGCCAGAATGGTGTATACATGACGCATAGCGCCATTGAGAAAGTGTTGGCATCTCCTGACTTTATAATCCAGCTTGCAACCAACTTAAAAGAAGAAAAAAGGAAACGCCTTGAAACAGAAAATCTGGTCAGAGAACAACTGCCTAAAGTTCTGTTTTCAAATGCTGTTGAAGGTTCAAAATCCTCATGTCTGGTTGGGGAACTTGCCAAAATAATAGCACAAAAGGGCTACCCGGTAGGAGAAAAACGCCTGTTTGAATGGATGCGAGAGAAAAAGTATCTGGGAAGATGTGGAGAAAGATATAATATACCCAACCAACAATATATTGAGCAGGGTTTATTAGAAATTAAAGTTGGAGTTCGCTCCGGTGCCAGTGGTGCATTATATACAACACAAACTGTAAAAGTCACCGGAAAGGGACAGATTTATTTTGTAAATAAATTCATTACTGAATATGACTCATGAGACATTACTTACTAACTGGCACAAACAAAGCTTGTATCAGTCTGACTTATGCAATATAGACATCCACTCTCATTAATTAATATTCAAATCTATAAAATATGACTAAGAAAAACGACATCGTAGAAATCAAGCCTTCAGACGCTCTTTCATTAATGAGACTGAACGCTCTCATAGGAAGAGAGGCAACAATCACACAAGACCTCACATCCATCGGACGAATAAACAAGGGGTACATGGTAGAACTGACCGAACCCTATCTGGAAGAAGTTGATTGGTTTATTCCACAGGAATCCATAGACGATGAAGATTAGCTTCAATAAAATTCTTCTTCTGATTGCCTTTGGATTAGGGGTGGCAACTTACACCTTATATAACTGGGGCAGCAGGATGAAAGAAGAAAGGGACACTTACCAAAACAATACCCGGGCATTACTCAGGGATGTAGAGCATATCCGGATTGATTCGGCAATGATGTCATCAACCGTTCAGGTTCTCAACCTGTCACTGGATGAGTATAAAAAGTACCGTGCAGAAGATGCTGCGACAATCAAGAAAATGGGCGTGCGCATCAAAGATTTGGAAGCTGCCGGAAGACACGATGTAGAGGTTAATGCTCCGGTGGACGCTATGGTGAAGGATACGACTGTTATCAGAGACACTACGACAGTTATTGTTAAGTCAGTGAAGATGGATACGCCATACATTAAACTGGACGGTATCATTGAAGACAATCATCTCAAAGGAAACATCCACTTACCGGTGCATTTGCATCAGGCTTTTTGGGTAGAATACAAACATCGCTTTCTCTGGTGGCGGTGGAGAGTAAAAGCAATACACCAGACAATCTCAAGCGACAATCCGTATGTCGAAATCAAATATACGGAATTCATTAACCTAAAAAAATAAGTTTATGTTATTCAGAAAATCATTCCAAACCAAAATCGACGGTGCAAACCGAGTATTCACAGCAACAGTAGAGAAGTTGAAAAACATTCAAGCGGATATTGCTGCCAAAGTAGAAAAGAACCATGCAAAAGTTCAGAAACTGACAAGTGAGAACGAAGAACTGGAAGGCATGAAAGCCAAAGCAGGGCGACAGATCGAAGAAATCAGTAAATTCATTGTGTAATGGCAGAAGTTGAAAGCTACGAGCACCAGCTATTCGATGCAAGGTGGCTCAACGGTTACAGCGTTCCGTACTACAATACGCATATCAATAAGTATTATGCCAAGTCTGTTTATGACGGTAACATCGTAAAGCGGTCTTATAGTGATACATTGCGGGAGTTGAGACGGAAGATGAGAAATTACCGGTAAACACAACGAAAGGGGACTTAGGTCCCTTTTTTATATCTTGTCTCCGGACAGGAAGGCTTGCAACATTTCTTCTATGGTTTCAAACTCATAGTCTTCACCAAATGAATCCTCCGAAGCATCGCCAATTGCATATTTATGCTTTTTCAAAAGGCAACGAAAAGTCCATAAATCTCTTTGCCCCAGCCACAAGCATCCTTCTTCGTACCACTCAAAGATTAATATATCATCACATTCGAAATATTCGAAGAAGTTATTGTTAAGTTTGTAATACGCTACAAGCTCATCCATTATTTCAGCCGGAACACCATAATCTATACAATTCTTCTGAAAACCTTGCAATTGGTTCTCAGTTGCCGGTTTGCAGGATAATCTATAATTGTCCCTATACTTATCAAAGAGTGCCTGTATTCTGTTCGTTTCCATATCTATACTTTTTAAAAATCCGTCTGCTTCTATTGACGAGCCTTTTACCATGATTGTGCAAAGATAACAATAGGCAATATATAGACAGGTAAAATGAACTATTCTTTCTTTAAAATCCAACTTTTCTGTGTATATAAACCATAACAGCCATAACACAACTGTTAAATAATGTAAGAGGGTGTCAGTTATCATATATACATATCAATAGTTAAGATGTGTTTATCTGACTTTTATATTTAGTTTGTAAGTAATACATTTACAAACGGTAAAAATAGAAACTATATGGACAAAGAAAAGAGAAGTGAAATAACACTTATTGGACATATCAAACGGTGTTTAGATATTGATGTACCCCTAAAAAACAACATTCTTGCGAAAGCTCTTGAGATAATTGAAAGCCAACGTAGTAGCTTATACGGAGACAATGTTGATGAGTTTGTAGATGGTATCGTCGCTAAATTAATTACTGGGAAAAAGTTAAGTGATTACGAATATGAGATATTCGTAGAAGTTCTGACTATTGGGTACAAAATACAACATGAACTCTAAATCTGCTTGCACATGATAGTGGAGACAATGACTTTTGAAGAAATCGTGAAGGAATATGAGAAGATTCACAATTCTATATATCCCTCTCGCGTCAAAAAACGTATTGATTACCAAGGAATGCGGCGGTATTTTATCAAGAATAAACATGAAGAGAATGTTTGGTTCAAACCTTTAGATTTTAAGATAGACCGGAATACTACATTTTGCGTTATCCCTTATTCCAGAAATTGGAGTGATTTTCAAAAAATAGGTCCGCTATGCCAAGTCTGTTTGATTTATCTAACATGTAAGGGGTATACATTATTAGTTCGTGGTGGAGTTTATGACAACGAGTACGCATTCTATACCTCTCATTTGTTTGATCGTTACCGCGAACGTGAACTACAAGATTTATCTTTATGTAAAATGGATGTTATCAGAGAGTTTTTTAAAAGGAATGATAATATGTGTGGATTACCTTTCCCTACTGAAAACAACCCAAATAATTCTTTAGAAATAACAGAAAAGGGAGTTCTATTTGGAGAGAAGATTACTGATAATATTAGACTGTATAAAACATATATACGTAAAGACCAATTGAAAGGAGGGCAATTTGCATCAGCAATGGAAGCTGAAGAAGGAATGAGCGCTTTGATACAATGGGGGGAGCAGATACAGGAATTAGTTCTCAATAATGCGCCCCACATGAAATTAATAAGGAAGTTTTATGAATAGAAATATGCGCTTTAACATATGAATTATATTAAGTAGGAGGAAGCTGGAATGAAATGTTTCCCAATTTTCTAAATCAGTAAACCCTCTCCCTTCTGTTCTATGTTTTATCTAATATTGTGAAATCTAATATTGTAAATAGAGTACGAAGATTGTAATTATTTTCTTTTGCCCAATCAACTAATCCATTAAGTTCAATTCCCTTTAGTATTAAAAAATTAATTTGATTATCATAACTATCAAAATTCTCGTCCCAATCAATAAGATTTGCACCTTCCAAAATGCAAATTTCTCCCCAAAGCTCATTCTCACTGAGATGGAGACTATGTCTCAACGCAAGAGGTAAAATACGATAACCATTTACAGTACGCTCCCCTCTATCAGCAATAATTGCTAAAAACTCTCGTGTAATACGTGGTACAGAAGCTAAGCGCCTATATAATTCAAGCAGATCCTCCAATATAACCGGTTCTCCATAAAACTCAGTAAGCTTACTCGCATTTTGGGGATGTTTATCTGGTATTCTCTCAAGTTGATTATACAAAGATGTCTCATAGTTACCTTCTCTGTCTGGCTCTTCTAATTCTATTGTTACTTGTCTGAATTCACGATTGAATAGAATATATAATGAGTCGAGAGATTCTGAGTCTAATACAACAATAGCTCTCAATAGCGAGTTTATATCCTCAATGTCAGTATCCCGTTTAAATCCTGTTTTATTCACAAGTTCTTCATCTAAAGTGTATGATGTCTGTTTTTCCCCCATAATAAAAACTTTAAACTTAGTATATTGCTCTAATTGAGGCTCAGTTATAGTTCTAAGAGTATCGTTTACCTTTTGTGAAGATTTAGTAGCTGTAATCTGGTAGGCAATTTGTTGCTGAGTATCACCTAAGTCTAAGCCGGGGTTGTTTGAACGTTCTGAATTAAGATTCACAAGGTGTAAGCCATATACTATATTTAGGACATCTTTAATAAAATCTTCTGTAAATTTAGTCAAATCAAGTAGCCCCTGTTTATTTCGTGCATCAATACGCATATTTAACAGTGTCAAATCATCAATAATCTTTCCTATTATATACCCTCTAGTAATCATACCTTGTGTTTATTGTTTTACAAATTGTGATAACACTTTTATAATGGACTCTCTGATATCAACTTTTGAATATTTTTTTCCAATCTTTTTCTCATCGGATGTTATTTCATCGAATATTTGCTGTTTTATCCAAGCAGGCATAATAGATCCTTCTCCTCCTAATTTTATATGGATTTCATCTAGCCATTTATCTATTCGTGAGAGTTTAATGTTTTTTACTTTATTTATTATTTGTAAAATAGCCTTTTCCATTTTTTCTTTTTCAATTGGAAGGATTTTTTCTTCTGTCCCTACTTTATTGATAGGTGATTGGGAAAGTTCATCTTTGATTCCATAGAAATCTTTTAATTGAATATAATTTCCTTTTAAGGAGAACAGCAAAATGTACTCATCAACCAATAATGAATAAGGATTCCTAAACATTGGATGAAAGAATAATAAAGTTGTATGATTATCTGTAAAATTAGGCGCACGCATAAGCTTATAAGATGTTCGGTTTAATAATTTATGTGACTTCATGCCCTCTTGATCAATAGAGTCTATGGAGTATGTTAAGAATCTGTTTAATATACTTCTACAAGTTTCTTCTTCACCAGATGTTAAATGCGTACCATATTGCCTATGAATAGACATTCTCCATATTACACTCATCCAGAACAATAAACCTATAGCAGTCGAGCAACCAGACTTATATACGCTATAAGAAGAATTTTTTAATGTTTTAGCATATTCAGCTTCAATTATTGATAGTCTTTTTTCGCATGAAGAACAAAATATATTATCCACCACTGATGGAATTTCATTTTTCTTAATTTCTTCATCAGAGACTTCTCCAAATACTTCTTCTAACTTTTCTGGTTGCAAAGAACGTCCAAAATATGATTTAGTGTCACTTTCTTCTATCACAAAGCCAAGTTCACGATCTCGTCCATGTTCTCCTTCGGCATTATCAATTCGTTTTAATAAAAAATGGGGTACTATATGGGACCCTTTCTTATCAGCATCATTGACCTTACAAAGTTTACATTTTCCCATCATACAAATATTAGATTATCGTTTCTACAAATATAGTATAATTTTTATCACTAACATATATTTATCACTCAACAAAGTTTTCTCCTAACTGGAATTAGGGGCATTAGAATCAACCAAATCTATACCATATATTAAACTCACACTGAAACGTAAATACCTCGGGGATAAATATACTGTCGGGGATTTATTCATTGATAGAAAGTTCTTCTGCAACACAATTGAGAATACAGAAAGAGAACTTCCAGTTAATTGTTATTATATCCCCAAAGGACAATCTTGCAAACGCAATGGTGAAAAAATTATGTGGAGACTGCGGTTCCGACTGGAACTTCTAAAGTGACCATGGAGTACAGTCAGCAATAAAAAAACCAGCTACTTTTACACGATGTTCTTATTACCTTGGAATTATAATCCATAGTTCTACGAGAAGTAATGACTACAAAAAGGAAAACGATTAATCTTCCTTTTCGTTTGAGGTACTTTCTGAATTTCCATATTGAATTCCTAAAACATCAATTGAAATAGGAAAATTGTTATGCATATAGTTAATTGATTCTTCAAAATTTAAATCCTTCAGGAATCTTTCATAAAAATGCCGGAAACTGCCATAGGCTTGTCCGGAAAGAAGTATATTTCGAGAATAAAGAATATTAGATACCCCCGTATTTTCATGATTTTTAATACTCTCTGTTCCCATACAAGTCCCCAATAATAGAGTTAATCTTCCCCCAGACAATTTCTCTAATTTAGAAATATACGAAAAGAAAAATTCTGATTGCAAAGCATTTTCCACCCAAGGGCCAATACCTAATTCGCCACCATGGCTCTCTAAATGTAATAATATAGGTGTATTTTTATAATCTTCATTGTTCACGATAGATTCTAATGCTTCAATAAATTCATCTTTAGAATGTACATCATAAAAAACTAAAGGGCATTGCATTGATATATAATCCTTATTTTTTTCAAGCAATAACTTGAATGCAAGTCCACTTAACATCTCTTGTTCTTTTAAATATTGAATTATTATTATTTTCAGCTTGCACATATCAGTATATTAACCGAGTAATATTATTAAGATTAATTCCCAATCCCATAAACTATGTTCTTTCCCTATTTCTATGAGATATTATATAATTTACTGTAGTAAATATAATAAAGAGTATTATTCTATAGTGAGTTCATTTATAGATTCTTTAATTTCCAGCTAAGATATGAATTAAATCAATCCTTTTGCCTATAAACCCTATTCTTTTTTTATATCTATTCCTTTGTATATAACCTAAACTACATTAGCTATAACTATGAAACTCACACTGAAACGTAAATTCCTTGGCGGCAAGTATACAGTCGGGGATTTATTCATTGACGGTAAGTTATTCTGCAATACCATTGAGGATACAGTAAGAGAACTTCCGGTCACTTGTCCTTATACTTCCAAAGGACAATCCTGCAAATGCAAAGGGAAAATTTATGCGGAGACTGCCATTCCAGCCGGAACCTACAAAGTGACAATGGAGTACAGCCCACGATTCAAACGAAGGTTGCCACTTCTGCACAATGTTCCTCACTTCATCGGGATTCTCATTCATAGCGGCACCACGGCAGTAGATTCAGCCGGTTGTTTGATTGTAGGAAATAATACTATCAAAGGCAAGGTTACTGAGTCACGAGTCACTTCTGATAAACTGAATGCTATCCTTTCAAAAGAAACACAAATCACTATTGAAATCATAGATGGCAAGTAAAAAGTTAATCCCGCCAAAGGGCCTTCACATCGACTTTAAGCCTTCACCTAAACAATACGAATTATGGAAACTACTCCAGCCTGAATGTCCGGTCTGCGGAGGCGAAATTGAACAAAAGCTGATAGGCTACGACACCAATCACAACCCTAAGTATAAGCCACACTGTATTAAGTGCGGTAATTCTAATATACCACAGCTCGTTTTGGGTGGTGGTGCCGCTGGTAAACGATTCCTCTGCCAGCCTATGCAGTAATGCATAGAAAACAATCTCTTTAATTGCTGGAAACTCTGACCACGTAATAGTGAAGACAATCAGCAGCTAAGCCGGGAAACCGGAAAGTTCAACGACTATCCGAAAGGAGTACAATCAAGCGATTGGAAATGGGAGACTCCTTAGAGTACTAAGGATGAAGATATAGTCTTATCTGCATGGAAACATGCAGCAGCAAAAGCGGTCATATCGTAGCGAAATGTGGCGAAAACAAATCAAATGGGTGGAAAATCGTATGTTGCTAGTGTTTGGCTGGTAAGTAGTTGTATTAGATTTCCGGATGTACGTGCTATAGTAGCGCGAAAGACGTTGAAATCTTTAAAGGAAAGTACATGGAATACAATCCGTATGATTATTAAGAGTTGGGGGCTCGTTGAAGATGTGAACTATCATATTAACAGCGTAGCCGGAACTCTTAGGTTTTGGAATGATTCAGTAATTCTTATGCTTGATTTGGCTGATTTACCATCAGACCCTAATTTCGAGCGTTTTGGTTCAATGGAAGCAACGATTGCAGCATGTGATGAGGTTTCCGAAGTAAGTCAGAAAGCAATTGAAGTATTGTTTTCTCGTTTACGATGGAAGACACACGAGACATTCAAAGTTTCTAAAATGCTCCTTACAACCAACCCAACAACTAACTGGGTAAGAAGCCGCTTTGTTCAAGACGAAAATGGCGATAAAGTGGTTACACGGGAAGGTGAGTTTTATGTCCCTTTCAGCGTATTCGACAACCCTGACATCGCCTTCCGCCAAACCTACGAGGCAGCTCTGAATAAAATCAGCGACCAGGCTACAAAAGAAAGGTTGTTGTACGGTAACTGGGATTTTGTAGAGGCAAACGACATGGCGCTCTACAATCAGTTTGACGGGACCAGGCATTTGATTACCGGACTGAAAGAAAAGATATATGACCCAACTAAGCCGCTGATCGTAGTGTGGGACTTTAATGTCGCACCTTATATGTCTACTCTGTTGGTTCAGATTGACTATGACAAGAAGAAGGTATACATTATTGAAGAGATACTGGGAAAGGCAGAGGACAAAGAGAATAACACGCCATCACTCGCCCGAAAAATCAAGAAGAAGATGTACCGTCAAAAGCACATCGGCGGATTGGATATAACAGGCGACCCAGCCGGCCTCCAACGTTCCACCACCAACGAGGACGGCGTGAATAACTATACGATTATTAATGAGACGTTGGGTAAAGGGATACTTCGACCAAAGATTAAGTTATTGAAGAAACAACCACCACAGGCGCCGAGGTGTGAATTTGTGAATGAAGTTTTTAAAGGATATAACGGCTGGGAGATAATGATTGACCTGCGTTGCCGAAAGCTTACACAAGACCTGATTTACCAGCTAAAGAATGAGGACGGGACCAAAGGGAAGCCCAAAGTAACCGATAGCAAGACTGGGGTGAAGTATGAAAAGTACGGGCACTTGTCCGACTGCCTTGATTATTTACTTTGCTATTACCTTAGAGATGCATGGTATAAGTTCAAGAGTGGTGATGATAGCGGAAGCATCCTTTCTACTGCAACTATTTCAGAAGGATTTAACTACTAAAACGATTAATATGTATAGACGATTTCTTAATGATTCCGATTACCTGAGCCTTCTCACACCGGAGGCTCTTTCCCAGATTACCCGCAATGATTCCGGACGTTTCATCCAGGCAGAAGAGGCGGCTGAGATGAGTATCGTGGAATACCTAAGCGAGAATTATGAAGTAGTGCAGGAACTGAACCAGGGAAAGTATATTGCAGAATATGACAGACGTATCACTTTCCCAGTTGGAGCACACATCTATTTGGAGAATAGAATATATGAGGTAACACAATCAATCAGCGGCTACAAAGCACCTTCATTGGTTGAGTACTGGGAAGAGCATCTGGACACTAACTTGGATATGGACACGATTAGTAACTATTCCCAGTTCGGAACATACTACAAAAGCAATATTGTGAAGCATAATGACATCCTGTATATTTGCCTTCAGGATAACGGCTATAAATTCGATAATATAAGAATCCCTCTTGTCAATGGTTGGCTGGAAGCGCATTATTTCGATTGGGAACCGGTAGAGTACAACCTATGGGACGTCATTCGTTTTGAAGGAGGATTCTATACTTTGATGAGCTTCGATAATTTCGACAATAATATCACGCCATTAAAGAGTGAGAACTGGGGAGCGATAGCTGATTATGATTCCAATTATAATGAATATGAATTGAACGGGCATGAGTATGTCGTTTATGAAGGAAAGGTATTCTATCCAGAACTTGATGTTAATTCAGATGTCCCGGAAGCAGGAAAGAACTTATCGTTGCATGATCCACGCAACTATAACCTAAAAAAGCACATGCTCAGATTGGCGGTGTACGAACTTACCAAGTTGATTGCTCCCAACAATGTAAGCGTTGTTAGGTTACGTGATTATGAAGATTCTATGAAATGGCTGAATGATGCAGCAAAGTTACGTCTCAATCCTCAAATACCCCGTCGGTTGGCAGAGGATAAGAAACCGGTAATGGATTGGCAGCTTGCTACTTTTCAAACAAGTTATGACCCATATAAGAACCCGTGGCTTACCTGATATAAAACAAAAGGCGGCACCTCGATTCCCATCGCAGCGCCGTCACAACACAAACACAAAATAAAACACGACAAAACTACTATTTAATCGCTGTTCAATGTCAGGGAGACATCGAGGAAAATATTGATGACTATTCACATAGATACAAAATTTCATAAACGATTATGTTATATAAACGAATTGATACATTAATTGTTTACTTATCATTTGAGAAAAGTTAGGCAAATAAAATAATTAAATTACCTTTGCGCCCGTTTTTTGGATAAAATTTAATAACCACCTTATGACAAAAGCAGATATTGTAAATCAAATCAGCAAAAGTACCGGAGTAGATAAAACGACTGTACTTTCTACTGTTGAGGCTTTTATGGATGTTGTAAAAGACTCATTATCAAACGAAGAGAATGTATATCTTAGAGGTTTCGGAAGCTTTATCGTGAAGAAAAGAGCAGAGAAAACTGCCCGTAATATTTCAAAGAATACCACGGTCATCATTCCGGCTTGCAATGTTCCAGCTTTCAAGCCATCTAAAGAATTTGTAAATGGTCTGAAGAAATAACCGTTAAGCTACCCGCCCATGACTTCAATGAGGCGGGTTATTTTTTATCATCTGTCGTTGGTCGAAATACTCTCTTCAATTTGTGCTTTGCATCTAATAAACAAATATAGGTGCCAGTTGCCAATTTCAGCTCGATTGCAGTTTCCTTTCCACGAGCTCCCAAAAGATTCTCTTTTTCCATATTAGCAAGTATATCAGCGATCAAATCTCCGGTTTCCGGATTCAACTTTTCATCTGCTTCAGTTTCCGGCTGTGATTTTAGATACTCTATATAATCATGCTCTAATGATGTTTTCTTTTTCATATAATTAAAATATTTATGGTAAACAATAGAAAAACGGGATAGTTTAAATTGGAGTTTCCATAAGTCAAACAAGCTAAATCCGGGTAATCTTTTTAGTGCGTTACAACGATGATCTTTAGTTTCTAAATCAATGATATGTAAAACATAGTTATTGCAAAGAATATATAACTTACCATTGTGAATCAATGTGCTGTAGATATGACATAGCAAAATAGGAAAACAATATAAATCATCATCGTCAAATTCAACTTCTTCAGAGTCTAATCTGAGATTAAGTTGGGCTGCCACAGTTTGCAGTTCAAGATAATTCTCGTAGATACTTTGCCGATTCATTGAACGGACTAATGTTTTGATGATATAAAAATCAATGTTACTCAT